TACATGGAGTACAGGTGCTACACAGGTTATTAGAAATGCAACTACAACTGCACAGTTATCAGCGTCAGCTGATTCATTGTATAATAGAAACAGTACAACGTATCACTACTTTTCAACAAGTGAATGGGATGGTTTAAATGATAACGTTACTAACGGTACAGAAATTATCGCAACAGGTAATCCAAGTACAGGAACTTCAGACTTTCCAGCAGGAACAACTGTTTTAGATATTTACGAAGAAACTTGGTATAACAGGGTACGTATTAGAACTACACAAAGAAACACAGGATACATTAGTTCAGGTGAAGCTATTACATTTGGTGTTGGTGGTGAGTTATCTTATACTAACTATTTGTACTTTACAAAAGCAAGTTGGGAAACTACCCAAGCAGTTGCAGGTACAGAAGTAAGTGATGCAAAATTTCCGGCAGGTACTGCGGTATCAAATGTTCAAGGACCGTTAGAGTTTGGTGGAACAGAGTATTACAAAGTAACATTTTCACAAACGTCAATTGCAACTGTATCTGCTGGTGCAACTGTAGGATTCTTATTTGGACAACCACCGTATGCACAGCCAGGTGAAACTGTATTTTCGTTTATTGCAAACCCAGGTGAACTTGCAAATCTAGACTTAACAGGATTGAAAGAATTAACGAATACTACATTAGGTGGACGAGGAACTTATCCTAACGGTCCTGATGTATTAGCAATTAATGTTTATAAAACGTCTGGTGCGGCTGTTGACGCAAATATTATTCTTAGATGGGGCGAAGCTCAAGCCTAAGTGTTAAACGCAATCGTTGTACGTATTGTGTCTTTTCCACTTTTTAATACTTCATGTTTTAAATAAGACGGGTATATTAATATTCTTCCTTTAACAGGTGCATATACATATTCTGACCATGAAAACTCTGCATTTACATCATGGTGTGATTGATATTGTACAAAAGGATTTGGATTTCTGAATTGTAATCCACCAGCATTTTCATTTGCTCTAACCCAGTATATTCCTGAAATACGTCCTATACCATGATCATGTTCATTATGAACATCGCCTTCTTTATAATCTTGTGTCCAATATTCAAGTTCGTAAAAAGCCGGTGTTGAAAATCCTGGACCCATATCATATGGAAGTTGAAATCCTGACTCCCTTCGTTTTGTTATTCTCATATTATTATGTGTTTGATAATGATCAACACAATTACAAATTATTTTAAAAAGTTCTGGAAGATCGTTAGGTAGATCTACAACTCTTTTGTCTTGAAAATAGTCTGTGGCGTGTGGTGAGTCAGCGGCAGGTCGTGGAATATCATTAACTTTTTTTACTACTATATCTTCCACACGATCTGCTAATTCAGATTCAACATCATGTACTAACATTCCAATAGGAAATAATTTTTCTATATGCATTATTCTTTAGAGTCTTTTTTATCTTCTACTGGTTGGCTATCACCAGGCATAAGTCGATAATTGTCTTCTACTGAGTCAGCTGTACTAACTTCAGTAATACTGCTTCCTGGTTCCATAGCTACTAATTGGTGCGGTTGTAAAGGTGGATTATGCCAAGTCATACCTTCGGTTAATTCTTTGCTATAAAGTTGAGCTGTACCAGTATCAATCCAATTTAATATAAACTTACCACTGTTTACAAACCAGGTTTCGTCTTTTATTCTATGAAAATGCATAGAACATTTAGAGCCTTTTTCTTTAAAGACCATAATCTTACCACAATACTTGTCATTAGTTGCCCAGATTACTTCGTAACCCCAACCTTTTTCTACAGTTCCACTTAATTGTGTCATAAGATAAATTCCTCTACAGTCCTAAATTTATATTCTCCTATAGTATTACTTAACTTTTCTATGTTTGCTTGTGTATGATATTGATATTGTCCTTTTAAATTATCAGGTAATGGAACTTCAACAACTTTAGCGTTCCATTTTTTAGCCATTAATTGTGCTAGATACATAAATGAGTTTGCTTTTCCAGTACCAATATTCCATATATCTGTTGCATCAACAGTTAAAAACTTTTCTAAAATTTGACATACGTCACCAACATGAATAAAATCTCTATAAATCTCATCACTACCTTTAAAAACGTTTATAACTCCATTTTCAATTGCTTGTTCTTTAAACTTATGAAATACACTTTTTTGATCACCTTTATTTTCTTCACCTGGTCCGTATACATTAAAAAATCTAAAGCCTTGAACATTAACTTTATATTCATTTACTGATTTAACAAATCTATCAAATAAGTATTTGCTCCAAGCATATGGTGACTGTGGATCCACAGGTGAATTTTCTTTAAACTCTTTATTATTACCATACACACTGGCACTAGAAGCATACATAAATGTTGTTCCAAATGTATCACATAATTCTAGCATTTTAATACTAAATTCATAATTTTGTTTTAAAATTTTATCAACATCTTTTTCTGTTGTATCACTAATAGCACCTAAATGAATTACTCTATCATATTCTTTTGGATCTGGAAACCTACCGTCGAGATATTCATAACCCTCTACTGTATGTCCTTTATGGACAAGATACGGTCCTAAATTTTTACCTATAAATCCGTTTGCACCTGTAATTAAAATTCTCATACGTTCGCTTCTATTTTTATCCAACACATACTATCTTGACCCATATTATTTTTATCTTGTTTTCTTATAGTTGTTAAAGAAAAATTATGCTCTTCAATAAACTTTTTATGTATTAGTAAAAAGTTGGGTATCTTGTTTTCATTTAACTTATTAACTAAAAGTTTTGTATAATAAAATCCCTCTTTATAATTATATAATCCGTCTATAAAAATAGACGAATAATCATCCATACTGTACAATGCCCATGACATTAATCTTTCAATAACTTCAACTGACCTATCAAAATCGGAAAAGACACAATCAACTTTATTACTATCTCGCCACGTAAAGTCTATTTCTTTGTTTGATAAAATAAAATGATTTTGTATTCCTAGTTTATGCGCCATAGAATTAATGTACTCTTGATATGACATATTGCTCGCTCCGTCATAGTCTCCACCATTATCAAAAGTTATACACTTACCTACTCCATTTTCTTTCATTGCAGATGCAACGGCAAATGCAGTACAACCAAGCCCAGTTCCAAACTCTACAAAAGTTTTATAATTTTTCATTTTAGTTAATGCGTAAAAAAATATTGAACTAGCTTCAGTATTATATGCACTTCCATTATGTTTTATATACGTTAATAAGTCTGGGTTCATTGTTTAATCTTCTTTATTAATTCTGTTGTTGAATGACCTTCTACTTTAGGAAATATAACAACCTTTGCCATATCATTTCCTACAGTTGTTTCTACTGTATAGTCAGCACCCTTTACAATAATATTTGGCTTAATTTTTTTAATAGTATCTATTGGAGTGTCTTCATCAAATATTATAACTTCATCTATAAAACCCAATTCCTCTAATGTTTCTTTTCTTTTAAGGTCAGTATTAATAGGTCTATTTTCGCCCTTAAGGCGTCTAACACTTGCATCACTATTAATGCCCACCACAAGACGTTTACCTAGCGTGTGTGCGTGTCTAAGAAGCTTTAAATGACCAGTATGCAGTATATCAAACACACCGTTAGTCCATACAATACCTTTATCCAAATCATCTAATGTTACTGGAACAACTCCTCGTTTTTCTACACTACGAGTTGCGGCATAAGAAGCAAGTTCACAAGCAGAAGGAATGCTTAATCCTTTATTATAAGCGTAAACTATAACTGCTAAGACTATATCTCCTGCACCTGTAACATCTGATACTTCTTTTGTATCTTCTTTAAAATAATTATAATCGCCATTTTTATTTAAAACATGAATACCGTTTGCACCAGCAGTTACAATTAACCAAGTCCATCCATGATCACGCATAAATTCTAATGCACTTGTTTTATTATATGCTCCATTCCATTCTTCATATTCTTTCATATTAGGTTTTACCAAAAATGCACCATCATAAAAACGTGCATCTTGTTTAGGATCAACAAATAATTTTATATCTGCTATACCTAATAATTCTTCAACAGTTTCTTCAGTAACAGTTCCTTTATTATAATCACTAATGACAACAATGCTATTATTTTGTTTTAGAAAATCTACTTCTAAATTTTGTTTTAATCTTTCAATTGCTTCATTACCATTATACTCTTTTTCTCTATCCCAACGTAACAAATGTTGACCTGTATCTCCTACTAGTCTTGTTTTAGTTGTTGTAATTTCAGAATCATTAGTTAGGTTAGCATTTATATCTGTATATGCTAATAGCTTAAGAACACGAAGTCCTTCCTTATCCTTCCCTATTGATCCATATAATTCTACATCAACATCAATACTTTTTAAATTAATTGCTAAATTGGCGGCTCCACCTAAATTAAATGTTTGCTTATTTTCATTTAAAATTAATACATCGGCCTCAGGCGATACTCTATCAGCTTTACCGATAATCCAACGATCTAACATTATATCGCCATAAACTTTAATCATGCTTCTCCATTAATGATACTAATTTAAATACCGTTTCTAATTTTGTTAAATTTGTTTTATTTTGTAATGTATTACGTAGCCCTTGATGTAATGGTTTAGGCCAGTTATTAAAACTAACCCAAGCATATCCATTATGTTCTTCATTTAATTTTGGAATAAATTCTGTTTTTATTACGCAAAGATATGTATGAAAATTGAATTTGTCATCTCTACTAACGAATGTTTCTAAGGGAATAGACTTTATTATATCTGGTATAGAACCAATTTCTTCTTTAATTTCACGTTGTAATGCTTGAAATGGAATCTCTTCGCTTTCATTAGTACCACCAACAAGCCCCCAAACGTTATTTTGTTTGCTTTGTACTCTATGTAAAAATAAAAATCTTTGTGTATCTAATGTGTAAAAGAGAGCACCACTACATATAATATTAGTCATACTAATAATTATGCTATAATTCTAACCTCCAGGTGCCTTTTCGATATTCGCCTTCGAAGCTCAATGTCCATGATGTACCGTCCCATTTATATTGGATTCCGGTATTAAGGTTGGTTGTATACTTTATATCTACAGTTGAATCAGAACCATCATTATCACTAGCATTGAATACTATAGTCCAAGCATTATTATCCCATTCAATTATATCATTTTCTGATGCAATTAAATCATTGCCACTGATATCTTTCCAAGCATCTGCACCATCTACATTAGTCTGGTCTCCAATATCACCTAGTAATAAAATTCTAGTGCCACTTGTTTTAATACTTGTAGGATTAGTTCTTGTTGGATCAATTATATAATCAATAGTTCCTTTAGTAACTGCTGGTCCATCAAACACAGAATTAGTTGGAATAGTATCTGTATCCCAGTTTACAATAAGTTGTGTTTCATCTAATTCGTTATGTGCAATAGTTCCTATAACACTACCGATGTCTAATCTGTTTAAATAAATTTTACTTAATCCTGCTTGGTATTGTCCAGGTAACGAATCTAAAACTACACGCCAATTAAGTTCACCTGCAACACCCTTGTCACCAAGTACAGCAATATTATTAGTTACTATTAAGTCATAATCTTTAAATGTAGTAATTGCTAATGATACAGCATCGGCTCTAGTTGCTGTAGCTGATTTTTTATGTTTAGTACTTGTAGCATCATCACCTTTAACATCTTGTGATTCACTATCATCATAACGTTTAAGTTCAGGTTGTGAAGCACCTAAATCAATTGTTCCTTTAGTTTCATCAAAAATACTCATTACAACACTTGTTATAACCCCTAGCTTTTTAACTTTAGCAGGAGGTGATAACCAAATAGGTGTTTCAAACGTTAATTGTCCAACATCAATTTCACTTTCTGTACCCATAGGAATACTTCTAGTAGAAAATGTAATGTTTTCCAAGTGTACTACACTTAAACTTGTCCAATCAACGTAATTGTCAGTTGTTTGAATTTCTAAACTTGGATTAAACAATGTTAATATTTGTTCTATTATTTGTAATTTTTGTTCTGTATTTGTTGACCAAATATCTACATTAACTCCTAAATTAAACGGAGTAGGCATTAAACGTTCTACTGTATAGTTTTGACCTTGCGTATTTAAATATTCTTTCCCATCAACATCGTAAGTTCTTTCACGTAAATGTATTTTTCCTACATACGTTGCATCAGCTGTTCTTTGTCTATCCATAGCCAATGCTGTAATATAAACAGATATTCTAGGAGCACTAGGAATCTTATTTTCGCTATTATCACGTATAATATGACCAACCTGACGAGTAATATCACCATACATAACAGGTATTTGTGTTAAGTTACCTTTGCCATCTTTGTAAGAAAAGTTACTAAACAACCTTATAAGTTGAGTAATGTAACGTCTTATTTGTCCGTCATAAAAATGTTGCATTAGTTATCTGCCTTTGGTTTAACTGCTTTAGACAAAGGTTGACGTTCTTTAACTGTCTCGCCGCCTATTACATTTTCTGTTGCGTTATTAACAAAGCCAGTTTTTTGTGTAGCTCTTGTATCTGTATTAGTTAATGTCATACGTACTGAGTCTTCCATTTTAATCCACCTGTTCCCATCATACCTAAATAATCTATTAGGTAAGAAATCTGTTCTTAAGAAATAATCACCTTTAATTTGAGTTGTTGGAAATCCTATACCATGTCCGAATGCTTCTCCGTTTGGTGCTATTCCATCACCTAATAAGTAACCATCATAACCAAGTCGTTCAGGTGTTTGGTTAACTCTATCTGCTAATAGTCCGGCTTGACTTGCATCTAATGTATCAATGTCTGTTGTAACAAGTTCAGGTTTACCTTCTTTATCAACTTGTAATGTATATAAATGTTGTGTTTCATAACCTGACTTAGGTGCATCAGCTTCTGCTTGAGCAACAACTGCCTCATTAATTTGCATTTCTTGTTCATACGTAGACAACACATCACGTAGTGTATTAGCTGAGCCTTCTTCTGCAGGTAGGTCAAGTATTTCTTTAAACTCTTGACTATCAACTATTTGTTTTAATTTAACACGATATAAATGCGGATACCAAGTTTGACTAAATCCTTCTGCCGCTCTATTAACATCTTCAACTACATAATAACGTTTTAATGCAAGATTAAAATCATTAAGTGCGTGAGGATCTTTTAAATGTGGTAATTCTATTACATCACCAGACATTATTTTTCTTCCTAATGTCTGAACACTATCATTAATATGTATAGTCATAAACAATGTGTCATTTTGTAGGAATAATCCAAATTGACTCATATCAAAGTCAATATCTTGCACATTGTAAATGCCTCTGAGATGATAGATATCAGGATCATACTTTCTATCCCTATTTTCTAGGAATAACATATCCTGTATATTTGTTTCTTTTACTGCATCATAACGAGGTTTATCAGCCGTAGCATCAGCTTCATCAGGATTTTGTGGTCCTAAATATTTGTGGACAAATACGTCAGTTCCACCAACAGTGAACATTTCACTGATATGTCTATCCAAAAAGACATAATCGTCACCGCGTTCGGGTTTATATAGTGTAAGTTTAGGCATCGTAACAGTATTTATTCGATGTCGGTTCCCGATAAATACATATGGAGAGCATACATATGAGCGATTTAGCAACACAAAAACAAGAAGTATACGATTATGTAAACCTATCATTAGGTGGGGGTATGGTCGATGTTGAGCTGGATCCAGCTCATTATGAAGAAGCACTTAAAAAAGCACTTGCTAAATTTAGGCAACGATCTGATAATTCTGTTGAAGAATCGTATTTGTTTTTACCTACAATAATTGATCAGAATACTTATATTCTACCACAAGAAGTTGTTGAAGTTAGACGTATACATAGACGTTCAATAGGATCACGTACTGGTGGTGGAGATGGTGGTACATTATTTGAACCATTTAATTTAGCATATACAAATACCTATCTATTAGCAAGTACAAATATGGGTGGGTTAGCTACATACGAATTGTTCTCACAATACCAAGAACTTGTTGGAAGAATGTTTGGTAGTTTTATTGAATTTAAATGGAATACTACTACTAAAGAATTAGTAATATTACAACGACCACGAGCTGAAGAAGATTTACTATTATATGCTTATAACTATCGTCCAGATAGTCAGCTTTTACTAGATTATCTAGCCCAACAATGGTTAAAAGATTATACACTCGCTACTTGTAAATATATGCTTGGTGAAGCACGAAGCAAATTTGCCACAGTAGCTGGTCCACAAGGTGGTACATCACTTAATGGTGATGCTCTAAAAGCCGAAGCTATTGCTGAAATGGAAAAACTTGACGAAGAACTTAAAACACAAGTTGCAGGTGGTCAAGGATACGGCTTCTCAATTGGTTAAAATTACACTTGACATTTAACTAAATTCCTCGTATAATATAAACTTAATATGAGGAATAACCAAATGGTAATTGGAATCTGTGGGCTTATTAGCTCAGGTAAAGATACAATAGCGGATTATTTAATTAAAGAGCATAATTTCCAAAAAATTTCATTTGCAGATAAACTAAAAGATAGTATATCAGCTATGTTTGATTGGGACCGCGAATTGCTTGATGGTAAGACTGCTGAAAGTAGAGAATGGCGTGAAAAAGTAGATACTTACTGGACTAATGAAATAGGCCGTGAAATTACACCTAGACTAGTATTACAATTATTTGGTACAGAGTGTATGCGTAACGGATTTTATGACGGTATATGGGTTAGTTTAACTAAGAAGAAAATATTAGATAATCCAGGTATTAACTATGTTATTCCAGATACACGTTTTCCAAATGAAGCTAAAATGCTGTATGAAATTAACGGAGAAGTTTGGCGTGTTAAACGTGGAGAAGATCCAGCTTGGTTTACAGAATATAAAGTATTAGGCGTTGAACCTAAAGATGTACACCCTAGTGAATGGGCTTGGGCACAAACTAAATTCAAACATATTATCAACAATAATGGTACTGTTCCTGAACTTAAAAATCAGGTACAAGATCTCCTGTTGACCATTTAATACCTTCCTTATATAAAATCTTACTACAATTAGCACAAACTGTTTTTAAGTTTGATGTACGAATATTATTAAGATTTCCATCTACATAGTAAACATGAAATTGTTCTTTATGCTTACTACGAAATCCACACTTATCACAAATACTTTTTTGTTTATATCCAGCAAGAGCCCACTTAGGTAATCCAGGTTTTTTACCTCCACGCTTGGAACAGCTTTCACAAAGGCTCCTATAATAAGGGACGCCTTCCTTATAATAATTAAGTGCTACCGGCTTTTTACCGCATTTGCATAAAGGTCTCATAGTAATATTTATACCTCCCCTTTTCGTTTCCCTTTTGTTTGATTTATTAGCGTATCATTCCGGGGTGATTTTGGGCGGTTTGTATAAATACTAGTAACATGATGTCCAACGGGAGAACATACAATGGCTAATTTAGTATCACCAGGCGTACAGGTATCCGTAATTGACGAGAGTTTTTATACTCCGGCGGAACCAGGTACAGTACCAATGATATTCTTTGTATCTGCACAAGATAAGACGAACGGTGCAGGAACAGGAACAGCAACAGGTACAACAAAAACACAAGCAGGAACACCATTCTTGCTAACATCTCAAAGAGAATTAACAGAAACATTTGGAGATCCAAGTTTCTATACAGACACTAATAACAATCCGATTAACGGTAGTGAATTAAACGAATATGGCTTACAAGCGGCTTACTCATACTTAGGTGTAAGTAACAGAGCTTATGTAACTAGAGCAGATTTAAATACTACAGAATTACTTGCATCAGCTACGGCTCCTGCGGCTAATCCTGCAGATGGAACATATTGGTTTGACACAGGAAATACTCTATGGGGTATTTTTGAATGGAATTCTAATGCGGCAACTGTTACTGGTGGACAGAGCTTTACAAATAAAATTCCAACTGTAATAACAGACGAAACAAAAGTAACAGCAGGGAAACCTAAAACATCCGTTGGTAAAGTAGGTGACTATGCCGTTGTTGCAACAACTACATTAGAAAAAATATATTACAAAAACGCTTCAGGATCTTGGGAACTAGTAGGTTCGGATTTATGGGCATCAAGTCACGCAACTGTTAGAGGAACTGAAAGCAACCCAACTTTAGATGCGGCACATAAGATAAGCATTAATGGTACGCTTTCACCAGCAATTGGTGGAACAGCTTTATCAGATGTTGCAGGAACAATTAATACAATGGCAGTTACAGGTGTAAGTGCGGCAGTAGTTGATGGAAAATTAGAAATTTATTCTAATAGTACATCACAAAGTAACGGTTCAGTTACAGACGGTAAACTTGCTATAGCTAAAAATGGCGTTGAAAGTTTGTTTACTGATGTAGGGTTAACTGATGGAACTTATGGTTCACCAATACTACAAATTACTCCACACACTGATGTACCAGCATTTAAATCTAGCGATACAGTTGCAAGACCAACTGGGTCTATTTGGGTTAAAACTACAGAACCTAATGTAGGCGCTCGTTACAGAGTTAAGAAATTTAACGGTACAACTGCACTTTGGGAAGATATTACAGCACCAATTTATAGCACAAATCATTCAGCGATTTATAATTTAGATAAATCCGGTGGAGGTGTTAACCTAGCTGTTGGTACGCTGTATGTTAATTATAACAATGCAGAAGATACACCAATTGTAGCAGACTTTAAGATTCACAGACGTGTTTCTACAGGTACTACTAGAATAGTAAGTAATATAATTGATACACAATTAACAGCGGCAACTTATGCAATTAATATACAAGAAGGAATTGTAGCACAAGAGGCATTAAATGCTGACGTTACAATTTCAGGTATAGTTACAACTGGCGCATCAAGTGATGCAGACGTTGTTGCAGGTGCAATTAATACTGCTGGATTCACTAACATTGTTGCATCAGTAGATGCTTCAAACAGAATTGTTATTGAACATAATGATGGTGGTGACTTTAGAATAGCAGACACTAACAACTTGTTAACATTAGCAGGCTTTGTTTCTTATGTAGATTCTACAACAGGAACACCTAATTTATATGCGGTACCGGCTGGTGACACTACTCATACTTGGGTAGCAAGTAACTGGCAAGTATTAACATTTACAGCAAGTTCAGATGCTCCAACTGCCTTAACAACAGATGGACGTATTTGGTACAGTTCAATTGTAGACGAAGTTGATATGTTAATACATGATGGTAGCAAATGGGTAGGATATCAAAGTGCAACAAGTCCGTTTTATGCGGTTGCTGACGGAGATAAAACTGACCCAGCTGGACCAATTGTATCAGCAACAGAACCAACTGTACAATCAGATGGTACTGCACTTAAAAATGGTGATCTTTGGATTTCAACAGCAGATGTTGAAAACTATCCTAAGATTTACAAATACAATGGTTCAACTTTAAAATTTGCTTTACTTGATAACGGTGACCAAACAACAGAAGACGGAGTGTTATTTGGAGATGCACGTTATAACACAGCAGGTGCAAATTCAGATACAGAAGGAACTATTGCGGCACTATTAGTAAGTGACTTTGTTGATATTGACGCTCCAGATCCAGCACTTTATCCAAAAGGAATGTTGCTTTGGAACTTACGTAGAAGCGGATTTAATGTTAAGAAATTTGTTCGTAACTATGTAAACACAGCAACTGACAACATTAGATTTGGCGACGAGTCACAATCGGCTTACTATGCACACCGTTGGGTTACTGAATCAGGTAACCAAACAAATGGTGCAGGTAGCTTTGGACGTAAAGCTCAACGTAAAGTTGTTATACAAGCATTACAATCATTAGTAAACAGCAACCAAAAAATTAGAGATGATGAATCAAGAATCTTTAACTTAATGGCTTGCCCAGGATACTCAGAGCTAATTGGTGAAATGGTTACATTAAACTATGATAGAAGCCTAAGTGCATTTATTGTAGGAGATAGTCCATTTAGATTAACACCAGATGCAACTTCACTTAATAACTGGGGTAAAAACGTAGCTCTAGCAACAGAAGATAACGATGATGGACTTGTTACTAGTGATGAATACTTAGGTATATTTTATCCAAGTTTATTCACAAGTGATAACGCAGGTAACAACGTAGTTGTTCCAGCAAGTCATGGTATACTTAGAACTATAGCATTAAGCGACAGCGTTTCGTTTCCATGGTTTGCACCAGCAGGTACAAGACGTGGTGGAATTACAAACGCTAGTGCGGCAGGTTACATTGATAGCGAAGGCGAATTTGTAAGTACTGCACTTAACGAAGGACAAAGGGACACGTTGTATAGTAACAACATTAACCCAGTAACGTTCTTAACAGGTGCAGGTTTAGTTAACTACGGACAAAAAACTAGAGCAAAAGGGGCTAGTTCTTTAGATAGAATTAACGTTGCAAGACTAGTAATTTACTTACGTGGACAACTTAAGAAACTTGCTAAACCTTATATCTTTGAACCAAATGATAAGATTACACGAGACGAAATCAAAGCACAAGCAGATAGCTTGTTACTTGAGTTAGTTGGTCAAAGAGCACTTTATGACTTCCTAGTTGTGTGTGATGAATCAAACAACACACCAAGTAGAATTGATCGTAATGAGCTTTATTTAGATATAGCCATAGAACCAGTGAAAGCAGTAGAGTTTATTTACATTCCGCTAAGGCTTAAAAATACTGGTGAAATTGCGGGGCTCTAAAATGATAAATACTACTAACGAGGAGATATTATAATGAGCATTTCGACATTATCAAAACTTACAGTACCTTTAGATACTAGTTCTTCAGCTAGTAACCAAGGACTGTTAATGCCAAAACTCCAGTATCGCTTTAGAGTGAGCCTGGAAAATTTTGGATTATCAACACCAACAACTGAGTTAACTAAACAGGTTGTTGATGTTACAAGACCTAACGTGTCTTTTGAACAAATCACTGTTGATGTGTATAACTCACGTGTATTCCTAGCAGGGAAACATACTTGGGAACCAATTACACTTAACTTACGTGAAGATGTTTCAAATAACGTACAAAAAATAGTAGGCGAGCAAATTCAACGACAATTTGATTTCTTTGAACAATCAAGTGCGGCTTCAGGGCAAGATTACAAATTCGTAACTAAAATTGAAATTTTAGACGGTGGTAATGGTGCCAATGCAGTTGGTGTACTTGAAACGTTTGAACTTTACGGTTGTTATGTAGAAAGTGCTAACTATAATACATTAGCATATAGTACTAATGATCCAGTAACTATTGCATTATCAATTAGATATGATAACGCGATACAAACACCGCAAGGTACTGGTATTGGTACAGCAGTTGGTAGAGCTGGTGGTTCACTAGCAACCGGCGGCGCATCGCAATAATATAAGCGATTATAATATTTCCTAAGAGATTAGGGGTCTAGCAATAGGCCCCTTTTTTCGTCTAAATCCCCTCATATTTTAAAAGATAAATAGTAGTACTATGCCGATATCAGACTTTTTTAAACAAGTATTGCAAGGTGCAACTAACCCTAAGGGTAACCTTGGTGACTGGCAACACGCTAGAGCGTTATATACAAATGATAGTTTTAGGTTAGCACCAAAACATAAGTTTTTATATCATGTTACCTTTAACTTAAATGCTGATGCAGTAAAAGTAATTCCACAAATTAAAACTCAAGAAGTTAATATGCTAGTTAAGGCAGTTGACTTACCTAAGTATAATGTAAGTACTTCTTTAAAACATCAATATAATAAAAAACGTAATTTACAAACAAGATTAGATTATGATCCTATTATGATCACATTTCATGATGATAACTATGGTCAAACGACTGCTATGTGGGAAGCATACTATAGATATTATTTTAAAGATGGTACGTATGCGGCATTTGATACTCCTGGATTTCCTAATCAAAAACACGCGGCATACAATAGAGGAAATACATATACAGGCGAAACTAATAATAAGTTTAGATTCGGGTTAGACAATGATAGCTTCCATAACTTTTTTGATAGTATACAAATTTATCAAATGTCAAGACGAAGATATACTTCTTTTACATTAGTTAATCCTATGATACAAAGTTGGCAACATGATAGTTTAGATAATAATTCAAGTGATGCAGTACAAAGCACTATGCAAGTATTATATGAAACTGTATGGTATGGACGCGGAGGCATTGATACTTCAAAAGATGCGGCACCGAAATCATTTGGTCCAGCATCAGGACATTACGATACATCACCAAGTCCAATAACAGCACTTGGTGGAGGTACTACAAATTTATTTGGTCAAGGCGGAGTACTAGAAAGTGGCTTAGGTGTGCTTGGAGATATTACTAGTGGACAAGCATTTAGTAGTCCTTCAGCATTACTTGGAACTGTACTTAAAGGCGCTAACGTATTTAAAAATGCAAAATCATTATCAAAAGGTGGATTGCGTCAAGAAGGTTTTAATATTTTAAAAGGAGCCATTGGAGGCATTGGTGGAATAAGTGGAGGTAACGTAGGTGGAGTTGCTAATACATTCTTTCCGAAGAGTGCCGGCGCTGGTGGTTCGATAGGTAGTATTGTACAATCAGTTGCTGGTGTAACTGGTGCAGTAACTATAGTTAAATCTTTAGCAACACAATCAACTGGAGACATTTTAACTACTCTTGCTAGTAATCCTGCGATGGTAGATAATTTAGCAAAACAAGGAAGTTTCTTAAAAGATCAATTAGGTAAAGGGTTAACAGTAGCATCTACCCAAGGCGGAATTGTTGATGCAATTTCAGATAAGTGGGATTCATTATCAACTACTGCACAAGATGAATTTAGAGATATTGAAATAGCCGCGGCACAAACTACGGCACGTAATAATCCAAATTTAATATTTACATAGGAATATAAAATGCCAACACAAACAACAGAAGATCATTTAATAAATATACCCCGTATTGAATCAACAGATTCAGCAGACCAAGTAAAAAGTTTTTTAGACAAATACTTTACAGCGTCAATAAGTTTCCCTACTAACCAAGTTGATGCAGTTATTGGATTCTTTGAGAATAGAGACTTTGATAAAACTAGTGCCCAAACTATTGGCACTATTCTTATGCAACAAGCAAGACTTGATAACGTTAATGTATTTGAACTTTTAGATACACTTAAAGGTTTGGATTCATTACAACTCAGTTCAATTGTTACAGAAATTTTAAATTATAATAGATCAAAAATTAGTACACTAGGTTATAAAATAGACAATTCAGGCAACAAACTAGAAAAACGTAATGTATTGGTGTAACTATGGCAAAGTTTGCACAAGGCCGTTACAGTCTTAAAAACACTAACAAATACCTAGGACGCAAGACTCCTCTATATAGATCAAGTTGGGAATTAGCTTTTATGCGTTTCTGTGATGAAAGCACTTCTGTATCTAAATGGTCAAGTGAGTCAGTTAAAATTCCATACAAAGATCCTTTAACAGGAAAACTTACAGTTTATGTTCCTGATTTTTTAATTCAATATACTGATGCTAGAGGTAAAGGTCATGTTGAGTTAATAGAAGTTAAACCCGAAAACCAAATGAAGAAAGAAAGTGTTGGGCGTGACAAATTTAGACAAGCCCAATATATAAGAAACATGGCTAAATGGGAAGCCGCTAGACATTGGTGTAAACAAAGAAAAATCTATTTCCGTGTTATTAACGAAAATGACATATTCCATAAGCCAAAAGCCAGACGCAAATAACGATAAATATACGTAGTTAAACAATAGAGATTAAAAATGGCATATAGTGAAAAAGTATTAGACCATTATGAAAATCCACGTAACGTGGGTAAAATGGATATGACTGACCCAGCAGTAGGAACTGGAATGGTTGGAGCTCCTGCTTGTGGTGATGTTATGAAACTACAAATTAAAGTTAAAGATGGAGTTATTGACGATGCTAAATTTAAAACTTATGGGTGCGGTAGTGCTATTGCAAGTTCAAGTTTAGTAACTGAATGGGTAAAAGGTAAAACTTTAGAACAAGCAAAAGAAATAAAAAATACAGAAATAGTTGAGGAATTGGCATTGCCTCCAGTTAAAATTCATTGTTCAGTTTTAGCCGAAGATGCGATTAGGTCAGCAATTGCCGATTATCAAGGAAAAAGATGACAAAGAAGTTAGAAGAGATATTAAATTTACCTGAGTCACAAGAAATTATTGACGCGGATAAAAATAAAGCAAAAGCTGAAGCAAAGCAAGAACAAAAAGAAACGTTTCGCGAAATAGCTGAATTTGATAAAATTACAGCCGCTTTACCCCAAGTAAAAGGACTAGGTGAGTTAGGTGATAAAGAACTTAATGAAGTTTCTGAAAAATCCATGCAGGCATATGAAGACCTAATGGATTTAGGTATGAATGTTGAATCACGCTACTCAGGACGAGTATTTGAAGTAGCTGGACAGATGCTTAAAACCAATCTTGATGCTAAAAACGCCAAGCTAGATAAGAAGCTCAAAATGGTTGAATTACAGCTGAAAAAAGAAAAAATGGATAGAGACGGGCATATAGACGACGGTAATCTAGTAAATGGTGAAGGATTTGTTGTTACAGATCGTAATAGCCTATTAGAAAAACTCAAGTCTTTAGATAAATAATACTATAACGGGAAAACAAAGTCATGAGTAAAACATTTGTTGAACATCTAAACGAAGCAAAAAAGACGTACTCTTTTAAAGTGGGCGTAGCTGGCGATTTACCAGAAGGTCACGCTGATCACTTAGAAGGCGTACTACAGAAGTTTAAAGTTGAAAATATGAGTGCTGGAAAACGTACTCCTATTACAGAGCGACCTTTAGATTTTCCACAATTACAAAATGTTCATGTTCACTACTATGACGTTGAACTAGCTTATCCCACTACACCACAAGTACTCCAACAATATATTTCAATGAGCTGTAAAATTCCAGAATCTCATGTTATTGTAAGAGGCGAAGGTGCACCCCAAGAAGAATACCAAGACAAATCAAACTATGATAAAGTTTACGAACCTGCATTAGGTACTGATTTAACAGATGCAGATCCGGATGCACAAAAACAAGTTGGTGGTGAAAGAATAATGGGATTATTAAAAGAACTTGAAGGCGTTCGAGCAGAACGTGAAAATAAACAAGTACCAGACGGTGTATCCGATAAGGAACAAAAACACGACATGGGTGAGCCGGGTAAAACAAGTCCTGTAGGGAGCAAATAATGAAGTTACAAGACATATATAAAAAGATTGATGACTTAAACGAAACAGCATCAATGAATATTTCAATGTCAGGCGATACTGCTAATGATGTTGGAATACTTTTAAAAATGATGCAAAATGCTGGACTAGAAAAAGCGGCTCCGGCAAGCGACATCAGTGATCCAAATCCAAGAATGGATATTGAAAAATTTAGAAGCATGGTTGATATGCCAGGCGGAGACGACGGCGACAAAGGTCCAGATGATTCACCATGTGGTGCACCAGATGGTCCAAGTATTGGTCCAGATGACGGTGGTGTAAGTATTAGTCCTCCAGAAGGACCAGACGGTCCATCAGATGATGACAAAGGAATGGATATTATAAAACTTGCTGGTATTGGCGATAAAGACGACGGCAAAGAACCAGAAGAAGATAAAGATTATGCTAACGAGCCAGATGAAAAATATGGCGACACACAGCTTATGACAAAGGATTTGTCAGGCGGATTGAATGGCCCTAAAAAAGCACATCCAGTTGCGGCTGGTGGAGATAATCCAATGGCACTTAGAGCTGAATTAACTCGTTTAGAAGATACAATTAAAGACGAGCTTTGGAAAGCACTAAAAGAAAAAAGTGATTCTGTAACAGAATCACCTATGTCAAAATCAGGCCCATCGGCAAAAGCAAAATCATCAGAACCTAATACATCAAAAGGTTTTAACCAATTTGGTAAAGCGATGAATAAAGCTGGCGATACCGTAGGGAAAATGAAATAAGGAAAATAGCATGGTAGGATTTACAAGAACAAACGGACTAGGTGTAACAGTTGGTACTTTATATCAACATAATGCCAAAGGATGGTTAATGACTGTAAAAGTCAACGGTGGAACGGCTGTTGATTTAAGAGCAGAAGATGATGCTGTTGATGAAGCAGGCGAAATGATTATTAAAGAAATTAATCCTTTAATGTATCAATTAGTTGATGCTAACAGCGGAATTGTTTATATGATTACAGATGCGGCATTATCAGCTACTGATATTCAAACAAGAGTACGTGACTTAGGAACAACAGTTGGTCCAAACAACATTGATGTTACTGGTACTACTGTAGCGGCTGTAACAGGCATTACACTAACATAATAAAAAACTATAATACAAACACAATATTTCCTCCCCATATTGTAAACTCAAATAGGACCGTAAGGTCCTATTTTTGCCAATAAATACTGCTATGAGCATAAAAAGTTTAGACGGCGTATTAACTAAAAAGCCCCATTTACGTGAAAAATTTGGTGAAACCGAAATAGAGAATTTAAAACTCTGTATGGACGACACTACAGGCTTCTTACATTTCGCAGAACATTTTTATAATATTCAACACCCTGTTGATGGAAAAATGTTATTTAAACCTTATGACTATCAAGTAAAACTTATGGAAGCATATCATAATCATAGATTTAATGTTAATATGCTCCCACGCCAAAGTGGTAAAACAACTTGTGCTTCTGCATATCTTTTATGGTATGCTATGTTTCATCCTGATCAAACAATATTAATTGCCGCACATAAATTTGCTGGTGCTCAAGAAATTATGCAACGTATACGTTATGGATATGAATTATGTCCTGACTATATTCGTGCAGGTGTTACAAACTATAATAAAGGTTCAATGGAATTTGAAAACGGTAGTAGATTAGTAAGTGCTACTACTACAGGTAATACTGGTAGAGGTATGTCTATATCTTTATTATACTGTGATGAGTTTGCATTTGTTAATCCTAGTATTGCAGATGAGTTTTGGACTTCAATGTCACCAACACTAGCAACAGGTGGTCGTGCAATTATTACTTCAACACCAAACTCAGACGAAGATACATTTGCAATTATATGGAAAGAATCACAAAATAAATTTGACGAAACAGGAAACGAACAAGAAGTAGGTATTAATGGCTTTCATGGTTTTACAGCTAACTGGGACGAACACCCAGATAGAGATGAAAAATGGATGAAAGCAGAAGTAGGGCGTATTGGTGAAGAACGTTTTAGACGTGAGTATGGTTGCGAATTTTTAGTTTATGATGAAACATTAATTAATGCAATTAAATTATCTACACTAGAAGGAAAAGATCCTATACTTAATATGGGACAAACTCGTTGGTACGGTAAACCAGCTGGCGATAAAACGTATGTAGTTGCTTTAGATCCTTCAATGGGTACTGGCGGCGATTATGCGGCTATCCAAATATTTGAAATTCCTACATATAAACAAGTAGGTGAATGGCGTCATAACACTACACCTATACCTACCCAAGTTAGAATTATGAAAGATATTTGTAACTATATTAAAGAAACAAGCGAAACTGACGGGCAAAATATTTACTTTAGTGTAGAAAATAATGCTATAGGTGAGGCCGCACTTATTGTTATTAACGATTTCGGTGAAGAAAATATACCTGGAATGTTTGTTAATGAACCTATTAAAAAAGGACATATACGTAAATTCCGCAAAGGATTTAATACTACTCATATGACTAAAGTAAGTGCTTGTGCTAAATTAAAAACTATGGTTGAAAACGATAGAATGAAAGTAAACAGTAAACCTCTAATTACTGAATTAAAAGGATTTGTAGCATCAGGGTCTAGTTTTAAAGCAAAACCCGGTGAAACTGACGATCTAGTTAGTGCCGCCTTGTTAGCTATGCGTATGATTAGCGTTATGAAAATGTGGGATCCTAGAGTATATGATACATTTAACCAAGCAGATGAGGAATTAGACGAAGATTTTGTACCGCCTATGCCCATCATGGTTAGTACGCAATACAGATAAATAATAACATGAGCACAATGGATAAAATATCAGAGAATTTATTTGCTAAAATTAGAGGTCGTTTCCCTTCAGTTACGTTGGGCGACGCAGAAGGCATAGTAACTGATGATCCAACAACAGCTCGTTATTTTGACTTTGATTTCCAAGATGAAGGAAACACACTAGGAAAGGTAAGTATTACACTTACTGAAGAAGATGGCGTAGTAGTTACATATAATAACGACTTTATTAGCGAAGAAAATGAGGACGTTAAAGATAACTGGTACAACTTTTTAAAGGAATTAAGAGTATTTGCTAAGAAAAATATGTTAAATTTTGATACACGTGATATAACAAAGTCGAATCTAGATAAACGAGATTATGCACACTTAACTAAAAAGAGCTCCGGAGACAACACAATGAGTGAATCTAAAATGTACGGAACGAGTAGAACAAGCTATGAAGATGTCGATAAAGCTCGTTTAGTACTAAAACATAATAAGCCAGTTAATTTAGAAATACCTGGTGCAAGAACACAACACGTTCATAGCATTTATATAGAAAGCGACAACGGTGAAAGATACAGATATCCATATAGGCACTTAAATGGTGCAAGAGCATTAGCACGTCACGTCTCCGAAGGTGGTAATCTCTATGATGATTTTGGTAAACACATTGTTGGGTTAAGTGAAGAATTAGCAAAATTAAGACAATTTAAAACATACATGAATCGTTCAGCAGTAATGGCAGAAGGCCTTAAAGGTTATCTTGATGTTGTTAATGAACGATTAGAAACAGTCAAAAAAGAATGTTTAAAACTACAAAGACCCGCACATTATTTAGAAGCTAGAAAGAACTTTACTGTTACAGAAATAACAGAAGTACCAGAAGAAGTTAGTAATAGTTGGATTGATGAATTAACTATTAGATCATTTAATGAAGAATTAAAAAGCGTATTCCCATACGTTTATAAACTTGTTAATGATTCTAAAAAAATTGACGAGCTTGAAGACATCACTTCAGTAGTAGAAGGATTCGATCCAGAAGAGTTTGACGATGAAGTAGATGTTGAATGGACTGGAGATGATGGTGAAGTAACAGGTGGAATGTTATATTACCATGCTACAGTTGATAGCGAAAATAATACAGTAACAGTTGATCCTAAGTCACTAAGAGGTTCAGTTGATCAAGAACAGAATGCGGCCAAAGTAGATCAAGACTTAATTGATATGCAACTAAAAGATGATTGGAAACACTTTCTTGAAATAGCTCAAGACCATGCAGATGACACGTGGAGCCAAAGAGATAACAAATATGCACAAGGTGAAGAAATGAATTTCGATCCAGTTGCAAGTTATGAAAAAGCTCTTTCTTATATTGTTGGTGAAGCCGAAAACGCATTAACAGACGGATCAGATGAAGATAAAGCACAAGCAATTGAAAAACTTAATGGACTAATGGGTGAACATTTTCCAGCAGGCCAAAACGGTACAAACGCAATTACAAGTTTAGCTGGAATAATTGATGATCCAAAATTACAAGAAATGTTCCGTAAAGTTGGACAAAAAGATTCCGATATTTGTGTAAGACCACTTGTAATGAAATGGATTAAAGCACACGCACCAGATGTTAGTTCACAAATTGATACAGGTGATATGCAAGGTGGAGAAGCACCAGCAGAAGTTCCAACAGAAGCACGACCGTTGGATCATCCAGAAAAAGGATATTTTGATCCTAAGATACTTAAAAAAATTGTAAAACAAAAAGGCGCAGAACGAGATAAAGAAAAAGGCGACAACAGAAGACCATCGGAAAAATTAGAAGAGCTAATCAAAAGTTATTATGATTATACAACTAATAGATTTCCAAAAGGCGAAACAGCAGTCATGACGGCTGTTGAAAAAGAATTTGGTGAGAAGAGTTTACCATTTGCAGAAAAGATGATTGAAAAACTATTTCAAGGTGAAGATCGTGAAATGGAACGTGTAAAACAATTAGCAGGCGTTTAAAACCACTTTTTCGGCAACATAGAACTTGACTTACTAAATAAAAGATAGTAGTATATACATTATGTGCTACTATGTTTAAAGGCACTAGCGAAAGGCTTAACAATTAAAGGAGGCTTATAATTATGGCTACATTAGCAGAAATTCGTGCAAAACTTAAAGAACAAGAGAACCGCTCTTCAGGTGGTTCCGGCGGCGACAACGCCATTTACCCATTTTGGAATTTGAAAGAAGGAGAATCGGCAACGGTTCGTTTCTTACCAGACGGAGATGAAAATAACACTTTCTTCTGGCAGGAACGTTTGATGATCAAACTACCTTTTGCAGGTATTAAAGGTGAGTCTGACTCACGACCTGTACAAGTTCAAGTACCATGTATGGAAATGTATGGCGAAACTTGTAACGTATTAAGTGAAGTACGTGGTTGGTTCAAAGATAAAAACTTAGAAGACATGGGACGTAAATATTGGAAAAAACGTTCTTATGTATTCCAAGGCTTTGTAACTGATAACCCTCTTAAAGAGGACAACACACCAGAAAACCCAATTCGTAGGTTTATCATTGGTCCGCAAATTTTTCAAATCATAAAGGGTGCATTAATGGATCCTGACATGAATGAACTACCAACAGACTATACCGCAGGTGTAGACTTTAGAATTTCTAAAACTTCTAAAGGTGGTTATGCAGACTATTCAACTTCAACTTGGTCACGTAAAGATCGTGCATTGAGCGAAGATGAGTATAAGGCTGTTGAAAATAACGGACTGTTTACTCTTAGCGACTACTTACCTAAGAAACCAGGTGACGTAGAAGTTGAGGCTATCAAAGAGATGTTTGAAAAATCTGTTGATGGTGAAGCATACGATATGGAGAAATTTGGAAGTTATTTCCGTCCAGCGGGAATGTCAGCTCGTACAGGAGATCCTGTAAAAGCGTCGACTCCAAGTCCAACTCCGGCAACTCCAAAAGTAGACACGACTACTAAACCAGTTGCTGAAGAAACAGTAGCACCAAGTACTGACAATAACAAAGCGGAAGACATTTTAAAAATGATCCGCTCACGTCAAGGTTAGTAACAAATGTTGTTTGGGGGTGGCTTTTGTCACCCCCATCAGTTTATGGATAAGGAGAAATTATGACGAATAAAGCATTTGACGTTTCTAAGTTTCGTAAAAACTTAACTAAATCAATTACCGGCATGAGCCATGGTTTCCATGATCCAACTGATTGGATTAGCACAGGAAACTTTGCACTTAACTATCTTATTAGTGGCGACTTTCATAAAGGCGTACCACTAGGTAAGGTTACAGTTTTGGCAGGCGAATCAGGTTCAGGCAAATCATTTATAGCGGCAGGTAATTTAGTAAAGGCCGCACAAGACCAAGGCATATATGTTATTTTGATTGATTCAGAAAATGCATTAGATGAAGCCTGGTTACAAGCATTAGATGTAGACACCGACGACAAAAAATTACTCAAATTAAGTATGAGTATGGTTGATGATGTTGCTAAAACTATTAGCACATTTATGGCAGACTACAGAGAAATGCCAGAAGAAGAACGCCCAAAAATATTATTTGTGATTGACAGTTTAGGTATGTTATTAACACCTACTGATGTTGATCAATTTACAAAAGGTGATATGAAGGGTGATATGGGTCGTAAACCTAAAGCACTTACATCATTAGTACGTAATACAGTTAATATGATTGGTGCACATAACGTAGGACTAGTATGTACTAATCACACTTATGCATCACAAGATATGTTTGATCCCGACGATAAAATTAGTGGTGGACAAGGATTTATATATGCAAGTTCAATAGTTATAGCAATGAAAAAGCTAAAACTTAAAGAAGATGAAGACGGTAAAAAGGTTACCGATGTACGTGGTATTAGAGCCGCTTGTAAGATAATGAAAACACGTTACGCAAAACCTTTTGAATCTGTACAAGTTAAAATTCCATATGAAACTGGTATGGATCCTTACTCAGGACTAGTTGACTTATTTGAGAAGAAAGGCCTGTTGAAACAACAAGGCAATCGACTTAAATACGTTGATTCTTCAAACAAGGAACATATACACTATCGGAAAGACTGGGGTGGCGAAGAGTTAGAGATAATTATGAGTGACTTCGATAACCTTCCGATGGGAGATGTTGTTGAGGATGACGTTACTGAGGAGTAAGACACATATGGATACGGGATCGCAAGTCAGTGAAATCTGGCAATGCTTTAAAGAGTATATTGATAAAAAACACATAGAAACTGTAGCAGAAAGATTTGTTGATCTGTGTGCTGATTTTGGCACACCAGATGAAGCACTTCGTGATGCATTAGGTATGGATAATGATTTAGATAAAGCAATATCCTATTACTTAGAAGAAGACCAAGACTATGATGAAGATGTTGACGACGAGGATTATTAATGGGCTGGTATTCTGATATTGCTAAAGACGTTGGAAAAATACCGGCGGCTATTGGCTATTTTGAACACGAACTAGAAGATGCTAGAGCTGAAGTTAGAATTAAAGGTAGTGTTGAAAAAGCCGCGGCAGAGATGCCCGGTTTGGTTGAACATCGCTTTAATCAACTTCAAGAGCTCGAAGCAATATTGGAATATTTAAACATTGAATTACGTCGACTAAGAAGTTCTTTCTTCAAAAAATATTTGGAAAATTACCAACGAGCATTAAGTAGTCGTGATGTAGAAAAGTACGTTGACGGTGAAGCAGACGTTGTTGATTATGAAAAAATTATAAATGAATTCGCATTAATGCGTAATAAATGGTTAGGAGTCACAAAAGCACTTGACCAAAAGCAATGGCAACTAACTAATATTGTAAAGCTTCGTGTTGCAGGAATGGAAGATGCCAGACTCTAAGAAAAAAGGAACTTGTGGTTGTGGAAGATCTCCAACTGGTGATTGCATTGGTTGGCATAATCTAACCGAAGAAGAATATAAAGCAAAAACAAACGAAGAAAAAGCCAGAGTACTACAAGAAGCCAAGGAGAAAAAATGAAACTATCAGATACACCGGTAGGTAAACAAATACAAGATCAATACGGTGGCAACCATCGAAGTACTGATCAAAAATTTGAAAAAGAAATTAAAGATACACATACAACGGTACCAACACCAGATGAGTACGCAAAAGCATATAAAGAAAAATTTGAAAGAACAGGACACCCTGCTCTTCCGGGTTCTATACAAAAAATAGAAAGATACGACCGTATTCCAAATGCAACATTTGTTAATAGGGTTATGGGAGATTTTCAAAAAATTGAATCTGTTTCTTTATTTGCAAACAAAAAAATTGTTCTGTTTAGTTTACCTGGTGCATTTACACCAACGTGTTCAACTAAACAATTACCTGCTTACGAAGAAGCATATGATAGATTTAAAGGCTTAGGCATTGACGAAGTATATTGTGTTTCAATAAATGATGGCTTTGTTATGAATGCTTGGGCAGACGATCTTGGTATTAAAAAAGTAAAATTACTTGCTGACGGCAATGGAGATTTTACTGAATCTATGGGTATGCTTGTTAATAAACGTCACCTTGGATTTTCAAATCGTTCATGGCGTTATTCAATATATGTTATTAACAGTATTGTAGATCAAGCCTTTATTGAACCTGGATTTAATCAAGACGGTAGTGACGCCGATCCTTACACTAATACCGATCCCGAAACAATAATCAATTACATCCGCACAACACTAGCATAGTTATTAAATACAGTTGTAATGACAATTGTATTAGTAACCGGTGGATTCGATCCTCTTCACTCAGGCCATATAGCTTATTTCGAAGCGGCTAAGAAGCTAGGCGACCAATTAGTCGTCGGTATTAATTCTGATGCGTGGTTAATACGTAAAAAAGGTCGGGCGTTTATGCCTTTAAAAGAACGTACTACAATAGTAAAAAATTTAAAAAATGTTGACTGGGTCATGGACTTTAAAGATGATGACGACACAGCCAACAATGCTATTTCTAAATTAATTGCATCAACATCAATAGGCTCAGAAATAATATTTGCAAACGGTGGAGATAGAACTAAAGAAAATATTCCAGAAATGGATAAATGGAGCGACAATCCGAATGTAAAATTTATTTTTGAAGTTGGTGGTGACGCTAAACAAAATTCTAGTAGTTGGATATTAGAAGAATGGAAAAATCCTAAAACAATACGTAATTGGGGTTGGTATAGAGTATTAGATGACAAGCTAGGGTATAAGGTTAAAGAATTAATAATAGAACCTAATAAAAGTTTAAGTATGCAACGTCATCAAGATAGATCAGAACATTGGTATATTCTTAAAGGAACGTGTTCAGTTAATACAATAAATGTTTCATCTGATCTAGAAGAATTAGGACAGTTTAATGAACATCAGACAGTTACAATTCATGAAAAACAATGGCATCAGGCGTGTAATAATACAAACGAACCTTGCCATATATTAGAAGTACAATACGGTAAAAGGTGTGTAGAAGATGACATTGAACGAAGAACGTAGAGAAGAGTTTACTGATGACGAATGGTATATGCTAGGAGTTTGTAAACCTTATACTATGACAAGTGGTCAAAGGCTTTTACATACATTTCATACTATTAAAGAATTAGATGAAAAAAATATTAAAGGTGCTATAGTTGAATGCGGAGTTTATAAGGGCGGACAAATAATTAGTGCCTGGTTAGCAAATAAAAATACTAGAAGAAGATTTTGGTTATACGATACATTCGATGGTATGACTACTCCAACAATACATGATTATAGATTGAATGCTGATGGGTCAATGGGATTTGCTCATGAAAGTACAAAAGCAAAACAAGGTTATGATCAATGGTGTAGAGCAGAACTACACGAAGTTGTAAACAATTTAAATCCATTTATACCGCAAGAACAAGTACATTATATTGTAGGTGATGTATGCGAAACACTTGAAAATCCAGAAAATATTCCTGGAGAAATTGCATTTCTTAGACTAGATACTGATTGGTATGAAAGTACTATGAGTGAACTATGTCATTTGTGGCCAAAAGTAGTTCCTGGAGGAATAGTTGTATTAGACGATTATAATAGCTGGCAAGGAAGTAGAAAAGCCTTTCATGACACCTTTGGATCCTCAGTAAAGATACATACTATTGACCAGGTTGCCGTCTGGTTTAAAAAGGATTAATGCATGAATAAAAAAGTCTTTATTGGATATGATATTAGAAGTGATATTCCCTGGCAGGTGTGCGAACATAGTATTAAACGATTTAATAATAATATTAAAATTGAACCATTAGCACAACAAGATTTACGACAACGCAAATTATACTGGAGAGAATCTGATAAACTTGGTTCAACTGAATTTACTTTTACACGCTTTCTTGTTCCGCATATAATGGATTATAACGGTTGGGCATTATGTTGTGATGATGATGTTATATTTTTAGAAGATGTACAAAACTTATTTAATTTAGCTGATGACAAGTATGCTGTTATGTGTGTACAACACGATCATAATCCACCACCAGGTATGAAAATGGATGGACGGGTACAATCACAATATCCAAGGAAAAACTGGAGTTCAGTAGTATTATGGAACTGTGGGCATCCGAGTAATCAAAAAATTACAGTTGATTTAATTAACAATTCTGAAACAACAGGAAAATATTTACATAGGTTTGCTTGGCTTAAAGATGAAGAAATAGGCAAACTTTCAAATGAATGGAACTGGTTAGTTGGTTGGTATAAAGAACCACAAGACGGAAAACCTAAAGCATTACATTACACAGAAGGTGGACCTTGGTTTAAAAATTATCGAGACTGCGAGTATAATCAAGTTTGGAAAGATTTACTTACAGAAACAATGCAAGGGGACTAAAATGCAATGGGATTATAGAAACTTAAGACCAGAATTACAAGATTTAGTTAATAATATCCTAGCCTCAGTTGCAACTGGTAAAGCCAAAGATGCTGTTAATTTAGTATCAGAAGCATTTCAAACTGTTAAAGCACCTGAATTAATTTGTGTTGATAGTGGTATTAAAAAAGTTGAGAAGAAAGAAAAAGCACCATTTGGGTTAGTTGATTCTTTTGTTATGGCAATGGCATTAGGATCTAATGGAAAATATATTAGAGCAGACGATTTAACCTGGCATGATAAAACACCAATACTAGTAAGAGGTTTAGGTAAAACTAAAATTATTAAAAGATGTATTGAAGAAAAAAGAGATTTTTATTTTATGGACACAGGATATTTAGGAAATAATCCTAGTCCTATGAATCCTAATGGTAAGAAAACATATCATAGAATTGTAAAAAATGGTTTACAAAATATTCATATGCCAGCAAGAGATAGGATTGAAGATCATGTATTACCAAGTTCACACCCTCTAAGAGAGCCAGGTGATTCAATTGATGTTGCTCAACGAAAACTTGATGCTAATTTATTAATAAAGGCTCCTCAACATTATAGTGGTGAAAGATGGAAACGTCTTGGTATACAATTTAAAGATTGGAAGCCAGGCAGAAAAATTTTAGTAGTACCACCTAGTCAAAAAGTAATGAAGTATTTTGAATTAGATTTAGATATATGGATTGAAAATACAATTATGCTAATTGGAAAGCATACACAAAGACCAATTGAACTTAGAAGAAAACCTAGTAGAGAAGATAGAGTTTCTGTTAATACGATGGAACAAGCTATGGCTGATGACGTACATTGTATGGTTACATTTAATAGTATTGCGGCTTTAGAAGCAATGGTTTACGGTGTGCCAGCAATAGTATTAGGTCCTAATTGTGCTCAAGACCTCTGCGACAAAAATTTAGAAAGAATAGAATTTATAAAACACCCTGGACGAAAACAACTTACTTGGCTTTGTCGTTATTTGGCTAATAACCAATTTGTATATGACGAAATGTTAAGCGGATTTGCATGGAGTAGAGTAAAATGAGGGTAGTAGGATATACAAAAGTTATTCCACCAGGAACTAGAACCAAGCCACTAAAGCACAATCATAAGGAACAAATTATTAGAAACTTTGTTGCCGGTGTTAGAGAATGTGGTGATAATGGTCTTGTTTATGATGGCTTTGAATTATTACAATGTGATGTGGCAGTTATGCAAGGCTTTATACATGACGGAAGTGCTCATGTACCACACATTCAACTTAGACGTGGAATAGCAGATAATATAAGAAACAAAGCATTTATAACAGCAGACAGTAATTTATTTTTATATAAAGCAGTAACTAATGAACCACACCATTACTTACGATATAGTATTAATGGCGTTTTTAATGATACTGGAAATTATTGTAATAAGAATTCAACAGATATCCAATGGCGTAAAATTCAAAGAGACTTAGGTGTTAATTTAATGCCTTGGTCTTTATATGAAAGAGAAAATATTTTATTATGTTTACAACGTAATGGTGGCTGGTCGATGAAAGGTAAAGATGTTGTAAAGTGGGCTAATCAAAAGATAGCAGAAATTAGAACATTTAGTCAACGACCTATTGTAGTTAGACCACACCCTGGTGATAAAAAAGCACCAGAATATACAAAAAATATTCATGGTCCAAATGTACGTGTAAGTTTTCAGCCACGCATAGAACATGATTTAGCACAAGCTATGTGTACAATAGTTTATAATAGTAGCCCAGCAGTAGCGAGTGTAATAGAAGGCGTACCAGTAATAGTTGAAGATCCAACATCTAGTCAAGTATCTGAAGTATGCCATACCAAGTTAAGTGACATAAATGATTTAAAGAAAAAAGATAGAGAACAATGGATTAAAAATGTAGCACAATGCCATTGGAGTTTTAGAGATCTAATGTCAGGTGAAGCGTGGCAACACATGAGAGGCTATTTGTAAAATGAAAATATTAAAAATTCTAATGTGGCCATTTATAATGTTAAAGAATATATTAGATGGTAATTATTGGGCAGAAAAAATTGGTAATAAAACTGGTGCATATGATAAAGCACATAACAGTAAACTTGCACAATGGTCGCGTAGCCTTACAGGATGGAAATGGTGGGCATGGCAAATAGGTGGTGGTTTAGTATTTGTTATTGTAGCAGAATTTGTATTAAACTTAATAGGCCTTAGTATGTTGCCTTGGAAATGGTAAATGTCAGACATTAAATTTGTAACTACATTTCATGAACCAGGTATGGTTGAATACGGACAACGCTTTATTAATAGCTTTGCTGAACGTGTTGATAAAGATATCCATCTAGTTGTATATGCAGAAGATTGTCAACCAACTAATCCAGATCCATTACAAATTACTATTAAAGATCAAAAAGAAGTACCAAAGTTAATAGCATTTAAAGAACGTTGGAAAGACGTTCCTAAAGCAAATGGGAAATGTCCTTGGCCTGAAAGACGACCACGTGATCATCATAAAGAATTTAAATGGCACGCCGTAAGGTTTGCTAATAAAACTTATACAGTATTTCAAGAAGCATTAGATCCAGTTATTAATTGGCTAGTATGGATTGACGCAGATACATTTGTACATAGTGATTGGAGTTATGAACAAATTAAAAATTTATTACCAAGAAACAAATGGATAACGTATGTAGGTAGAGGTGTTGGAACTCAAACATGGCCTGAGTGTGGTTTTTACGGATTAAATGTAAGAGATAGAATGTGCAAACAATTTCTAGAAGAGTTTGAACGTTACTATGAAGAAGCAGAGAAAGGAATTTTTACATTAGAAGAATGGCACGATTCCTTTGTGTTCGGCCATATATTAAATGGTATGAAACATAAATATCCCAATGTATTAGATTATAGCGAAAACATTTATAATCAAACTGCAAAGACCGGGGGTGGTGGTCACCCTTTAATTAATTCCGTTTTAGGAACGTGGTTGGATCACATGAAAGGCGTTCGTAAAACAGAAGGAAGTAGTAGAAAGAAAGATCTACTAACTCCTCGGAACGAGAAATACTGGAATGAAGTTTAGCTTATGGACAAGTTATGGCGCAAAAAATAGCGGACCTGTTTTTGATAGTTTTGCTAGTGGTGTTCGTGCTACCGGCGGGACTGTTGTTTATAATGACATTAACTCTGACGTTGCTGTTATTTGGAGTGTTCTGTGGAATGGTCGAATGGCTCCAAACAAAAAAATATGGGACTTATACCGTTCACAAAATAAATCGGTTATAGTATTAGAAGTTGGTGGCATTAAACGTAATACTACTTGGAAGGTTGGTATTAATGGAATTAATGGAGAAGCAAACTTTGGTCCTAAAGATAACGGACCAGAACGTGCAAACCTATTAAATCTAAAATTAGAACCCTGGCGTTCTAATGGTAGAGATATTATTATTTGTGGCCAGCATGATAAAAGTAACCAATGGCGTAATATGCCTCCGATGTCTAACTGGATTTACGATGTTATTACTATAATACGTAAACACACAGCAAGACCTATAATCGTTCGTCCTCATCCAAGATGTACATTAAAATTAAATCATTCATTTAATAACGTAACAATACAACGACCACATCATCTTTATAACACCTATGATGACTTTGACTTTGATTTTCATAATGCTTGGGCAGTAGTTAATTGGTCAAGTAATCCTGCCACTCAAGCAGTTATTGGTGGCGTTCCTGTATTTGTAGGTCCAGAAAGTTTAGCATTAGATGTTGGAAATAAAGATTTGGAAAATATTAATACTCCAATTATGCCTGATAGGCAACAATGGCTAAATGATTTAGCATACACTGAATGGACAACTGAAGAAATTTCTACCGGATTTCCCCTTAAACGCTTGACTTCTTACCTATAATCTAGTATAATAGTATTATGTTTAGATCACCTAAAGATGCTCTCACGATAGAAGACTGCCTGGAATTGGTTGCAGGAATTAGCCAATTAAAGTTCCACGAGAACCCTGACCTAAACAAATTACAAAATTTTAAATTACACGAAGACAATCATAAAATAATGTTTAGTATTGCTAAACAAGTTTTTAAAGGAACAGCATTAACTGAACGCCAATATACTCTTGTCCAAAAATTATTAGTTGAATATTATACAAAACAATTCACAGCACACGAAATTGATCTTAAAGATTGTCTTAAAAGGTTAAGGCATCCTTTACGAAAAATTAATGACGAACATTGGATTAAACTTCGTGAATATAAGACAATGCAAATGCTTGTAATTAGATTTCCTTTTAATAAAAAGGTTCTAAAGCATATTGAAGATTTAAAAAATAGTGTTGATAAAGAATATTTTTATGAAGCTCATAAACATTACTTTCCATTTGAAGAAAAATATGTTTGGAAACTTGTTACTATAGCTAAAAGGTTTGATAGAAAGTTTGATATAGAGCCAACAATTATGGAAATTTATAATAAACTTGTAGAGTTTGAAGCAAATAAACAAAGTTATATACCCGGCATTTATGATTATAAGATATGTAATATACCTAAGAGTGGAATAGAACATTGTGAAAATGCTCTTGGTGAAGGCCCAAGTAAAGACAATCTTTGGAAATTTTATGATCGAAGATTCTTATATGGTCTTGAAAGCATAGATATGAATGCAGTTAAAGAAAGTTATAAAAACTGTACAATTCTTACATCTAAACTTACACAACGTAAACAACCATCTATATGTGTAAATGAAAAGAAGTGGACTCTTGATCAAGTACTAGCAAGTATACATGAGCTAGATAGATATCCTTTACTAATTATTTGCGATCAAAAAACTGCTTATGACGAGTTAGTAGAAATTCATTCTCGGTTAGTAAATTATATTCCTGTAAAACAAATGGCAGTTATGTTTAGATTAAATGCACCAAAAGGAAACGAATTTAACCATTTTGTCCGAGAGAAGGGGTTAAATAATTTAGTTGACAAAAATACAAAAGTAGTGTATATTAATAGTAGTAAAGTTCCTAAACCCTTAATAAAAACAGGTTGGCGACCGTTATGTTCATTTGCTATTGGCAGTAAAAAGAACTACACTAAAGTTGACGGATTTATTTTGGATTCGGATTTATACATACAATACGATAGTGATACATCACAATGGCACGACCATGGTAATGCGTTAATCACTGGAATGAAAACAGAGATAATTTAATTTATGGTAAGTTGCAGAATAGTAATACAAGATGAAGTCAACGTCAAGGTAGAAAACCTACCAGTAGAATATAGACGTAAAATTGCAAATAAATTAAAGTTTGCTGTTCCGTATGCACGATACCTACCACAATATAAACTAGGGCGTTGGGACGGCAAAATTAACTTTTTTGGAATTGGAGGGACTGGTTATGTTAACCATCTTGATACTATTGTTAATACTCTTGTAGATTTAGGTGTTGAAGTTGCTGAAATAAAAGACCACAGAGTTAAACATAATTTAACATTTAATAAAATTAATAAAGATTATTGGGCTCATAAAACATGGCCCAAAGGACATATTGCTGAAGGCGAAAAAATAATACTAAGAGATTATCAAGTTGAAGTTATTAATAATTTTTTAGAAAATCCACAAGCATTACAAGAAGTTGCCACAGGTGCAGGTAAAACAATTATTACTGCAACATTATCACATCTTTGTGAACCGTATGGGCGTACACTTGTAATTGTACCTAATAAAAATTTAGTTACGCAAACAGAAGAAGATTATATTAATTGCGGACTTGATGTTGGTGTATACTTTGGTGATAGAAAAGAACTTGGTAAAACACATACTATCTGTACTTGGCAAAGTTTGAATATACTTGACAAGAAAAGTAAAGATTATGATGATGTTTTAACACTAGCAGAGTTTTTAGATGGTGTTGAAACACTAATTGTTGACGAAGTACATCAGGCTAAAGCTGAAGTATTAAAAAAATTATTAACACAAAATTTAAAACACGCACCTATTAGATGGGGATTAACTGGAACTGTACCTAAAGAAGATTTTGAATTCCAGGCTATACTTGCTAGTCTAGGACAAGTAATAGGAAAAATAAGTGCTAAAGAATTACAAGATAAAGGCGTATTATCTAACTGTCATGTTAATGTTGTACAATTAGTTGATACACAAGTACATAAGAATTATCAAGAAGAACTAAAGTATCTTGTTACTAATAAAGAAAGAGTAAAATATATAGGCAAAATGATTAAGTCAATTAAAGATACGGGTAACACACTTGTTCTTATTGATAGAATATCTTCAGGCGAGAAACTACAAGCGGAAATACCAAATTCAGTTTTTATTAAAGGCGACGTAAAGTTAGCCGATCGGAAGGAGCAGTATGATGAAATTAAAGAAGCAACCAATAAAGTTCTTATTGCCACTTACGGCGTTGCTAGTGTTGGCATTAACATTCCTAGAATTTTTAATCTTATATTAATAGAACCAGGCAAATCATTTGTTAGAGTAATACAATCAATAGGCAGGGGTGTACGTAAGGCAGACGACAAAGACTTTGTACAAATATGGGATATAACTTCTACGTGTAAGTTTGCAAAGCGACACTTAACACAACGTAAGAAGTTTTATAAAGAAGCACAATATCCCTTTAGTATTGAAAAAATAGACTGGACCTAATTATGAAAAAATTTGTAATAGAGGTGAAGGTTGGAGATGAAATTGAAGTAGGTAAGTTCAGAAACGTTTTAACAAAAATTAAAGCTATTGAGTTTGATGAGCACGGACAACCTGTTGTTGTAACTGATAAAGGAAAGAAAAAACTTTTAAGTTGCAGACTATCAAAATTAAATCCAGGCGCTAAAACACCTAAAGAAATACTAGCCGACGCTAGAAGGAAAAAAAATAAATGAAGATATTAACCCTGGAAAACAACTGCTTCCTTTTAAATAATTTACCGGAAGAATTAACAGACGATGTACGATTTGCAGTACTAGACAATTCAAATCCAAAAGAACCTGATTTCTTTTTTATACCATTAATATTTTTAGAAAGTTTTAATGCACCAGCAATGGTATTAGAAATTGGTGGGAAAGAAATAACAATGCCTGTGGATTGGAGTTTAGCTGTAGGTGATAGCGAAGGAGCAGGCGACATTGAAATACTACCTTTAACAAGTTTAAATGATAGAGGGTTTCAAGCATTCTTGTTTAATCCATTAACCAGTTATACATTAAATTGGGGTGAGGTTAAGATAACTAATTTTTATAACGATGTTAAATGGTACTTTCCTAAAATGAAAAATGGGCAACTTTTAGCGACACCGATAACAGAAGGTAAAAACCCGTTATGTGCATATTTTGTTAAAGATATTAGCAGACAAAGTGAAATGATAGATTATGGATTATTAATATGAAAACAATTAGCGAAGAATATATATTACAACTATCCCAACTACACGACAAGAAAGCATCATTCGGTGATGCTAAAGGGTTAAAGCAAACAGAAAAATGGATTAGAAAATATAATCCTCAAAGTGTAATTGATTACGGATGTGGTAAAGGCGGAGTAACGTTGGCACTACAAGAAGCTTATCCAGACATGAGAGTTCAAGGATATGATCCGGGCAATCCTACATACGAAACCAAGCCTGAAGGAACATTTGATATGCTTGTGTCTACAGATGTACTAGAACATATTGAACCTGTATTTTTAGAAAATGTTTTACGCGAAATGAACGAGCTTTTTACAAGAGTTGCATTCTTTATTATTGCAACTAGTCCTGCTAAAAAGTTTTTACCTGACGGACGTAATGCACATCTTATTGTTGAAAACCCAGGGTGGTGGAAACCATTAATAGAAAAATATATTGGTGGTACAATTGTGCATCATGAATTTGTAGAAAAATTTAGAAAACCAGATAAACAGGGTAAGGTACATCCTAATAACAAATATATTGTGGTGGTAGAAAAATGATCCCACAGATGTTTAATGCTAAACATATACCTAATAATTTTCCTAAATGTAAACAATTACAATGGGCTGATGTACTTGCTAAACTAGAATGGGAAAATGCAAACAAACCAGAAACTGTCAAATATCTTGGTACAGAAATAGTAGAAGGACATCTTAAGAAACAAAATTTACCTACGTTTATAATGCATACAGATCATTATCCATTTAGTGTAGGAACTGCATATAATGAAGTGAATGAAATTTTTCAAGTAAAGGCAATGCATCTTTACGTATCGTTTGGCGAGAATGCACCAACGTTTGGTCCGCACCGCGACCAACTTGATGTTTTACTTGTTGGTGGGATAGGTGAAGTAGATTATAAAGTAGAAGGATTAAATGAACTTGTTACATTAAGACCTGGTGATGGTTTATATATTCCTAAAGGATTAGAGCACGAAGCATTTATTAAAGAAGCTAGAGCGACTCTAAGTTTTGAAGTATGAAATGTGATTACTTAATACAAGATAATTTTTTAGATGACAAAGTTTTTGAATTTGTATCTAATCAACTTATGGGTGATCATTTTGATTGGAACTATATGGCTGGAGTGACTGGTCTTGAATCTGGAGACGGTGACTATTATTATTTCACACACGGATATTATAGAGAAAATAAATATTGGACAAATTATGGACCTGTATTTCAACCACTTTTAGATGCTATTAACCCTACTGCATTGTTACGGGTTAAAGCTAACCTTTATCCTAACGTAGGACATTATCACCAACACAAGTTTCATGCAGATTTTGAGATTGAGCATACAGCCGGAATATTTTATATTAATTCTAATAATGGACATACTATTTTAAAAGACGGAACTAAAATAGAAAGTGTTGCAAATCGATTATTAACTTTTAAGGGAAATGAAGAACACGCTAGTACAACGTGTACTGATCAACCTGTTAGAGTAAACATAGGAGTTAATTACATTTAATGTCTTATACAAACTTAATGACTATAGCACTTGACTCTATACTAGATGAAGTTACGTGTAACGGAAAATGTACTCCAACTGTAGTTGAGTTAGGTAACCAGCGATTAAAAAATAATAAGTCACGTTCTAAAATTTATCAAAGATTAAACACTAACGGTACTCCAGGACTTTCGACAACAAAAGAATTTTATATGGATATAGGATTTAGAAAATATCTTGCTATTGATGTAAACACAGATATGAATGCAGTTGCATTAGATCTTAATATGGATTTAGTTGAGCATTACGGGTTTGACGAAAAGTTTGATTTAGTAACTAATAATGGTACAGGAGAACACGTTTTTAATCAGTATATGGTATTTAGAAACGTGCATAACTTATGTCAAGTTAAAGGATTTATGATTCATGTTTTACCTTTTTATAGATGGGTTGATCATGGATTTTATAATTTCCAACCTAATTTATTTCCTTGTTTAGCATTACAAAACAATTATAAATTACATGGTTTATGGATTGGGTCGAGTGATGGACAACGTATTGAAAAGTTAGGTGGTAAACTATCTCGTGATAAAGGATATAGAAATGATTATAATTTAGATAGTTGGGAACGTGATCCTATGATTGTTGCTATTATGCAAAAGAACGAAGATAATGAATTTAGTTCTCCACAACAACATTTGTATAATAATGATAATATTTCTGCTATAGAAATACAATCGAGGTATAAATGAATTTAAGTGTATTACAAAATTTTAAACCTGAACATTTTAAAATGGACCCGTTTCCACATATTCATATACCAGAAGTATTACCGTGGAGTTTATATAAGGAACTAGAAGAACAGTATCCCGAAGAACTTATGCTTAAAGGAAAAACTAAAGGTTTTGGTGATATGCGTTACCAACAAAAGGATTTTGATTATTCTGTTATTACACCTTTATGGAAAGCGTTTGCTGATTATAATACTAGCAAATGGTTTAAGGACGAAGTAGTTTCAGCGTACCAAGAAGCAATAAAGAAACATTATAATCAGTTATATATTAAGTATGCTAGAGCAGAAGTAAAAGGCAGATACGAAAAAGGCCCAATAGATGCAATGAAAATGGAAATGCAATTTGTTATTAATGCAATCGATAATATACAAATTAGAACTCCACACGTTGATCAAGCACGTGAATTATTTGCATTTTTATTTTATTTTAAAAAGTTTGATGACAATGGAGACGATGGCGGCTTAAATCTTTATAAAAAGAAAACAAAAGGCCAGTGGCGCAGAACCGGTAATAATCGTGAAGCAGAAATGGAAGATATTGAAATTGTTGGACATATACCATATGCACGTAATACTATGATAGGTTTTTTAAATACTGTTGACAGTATACACGGTGTAACACCGAGACAAGATCCAAATAGTATTAGACGATATATTAATATCGATTGTCATGTGCCTGACAAGTTATTTAGATTCGGAGATTAAACATGACAGTTAAAGCAGGAAAAGTATGGGGACAAACAGAATTAATTCACGCTAATGGTGTGTTAGAATTTCACCGTATTGAATTTAAAGCAGGGTTTAAATGTTCAGAACATGAACATCAATATAAGTTTAACGGCTTCTTTGTTGAGCGTGGCAAGATGATTGTACGTGTTTGGCAAACTGAAGACCAAGAAGGATTAGTTGATGAAACTATCCTTGGACCAGGTGACTTTACTGTAGTTAAACCAGGTAAAGTTCATCAATTCGAAGGTGTAGAAAATGGTGTAGCCTTCGAACTTTATTGGGCTGAATTTGATCATAACGATATCGTTCGTAGAACAGTTGGCTCAAAAATTTAACCTTAACAAGGGGTATGTAATGAAATACATGAAATACGCAATATTAGTTTTATTAAGTTTTATGTTTATGGGATGTGCAGGATTGTTTGCTAAACAAGAAGTTAAATCCGGAAGTTGGGTAGCTAATGGACACAAACATACATGGCGATCTCAGTCATGGGGATTTATGGAATATCCTGCAGATGAAAAAGAACTTACAAAATTTTTAGCTGAGCAACCGTTGTATAAAGATTGTGTAGCTAAGAATGGTCACATAACCCAAATGTACCAAGAAGGTATGATTGGTGACGTGACGCTTATATGTCAAGAGAAGGTAATGATGTAAATGGTTTTATATCGTTATCAGTGCTGGCGTTGTTGCTGGACTGAAACACTTGATATAAAAGTAGCAAATAGAGATGAAAAACAATGGTGTGATTCTTGCCGGGAAAATTCGTTACATAGAAACTCGTGGCGAGTAAAACCCGAAGGATGGCACAAAGACAAACATGGTGTAGTAACTATTAGAAAGGAATAAATGTTTGGAATATGTAAAAAAGTAGTACGTTGGTTATGTCCGGAAAAGCCGTTGATATTAACAAACGAGGTAAAACCTAAGAAGAAAAAGAAAAAGTATAAGCGTAAATCTAATCCTTATGGTGGAAAATGGAAAGGAAATATATAATGTCAAAAGAACTTAATGAAAACGAAACACGCCCTAGAATATATGAGCGTAACCCTGATACAGGTGTAATTCGTTGGAGGTACGTTGGCGAAGACCCAGAAAGTTATGGCTGGCCGCATTATGGAAATATTCTATCTGAAGAAGAAGCCAAAAATTTGGAGGGTCCATTAAGTGCAAAGGACTCGATCGCTAAGAGGGATAGTTAAATGAAAAGAAGTAAAGACGAGTATCAAGAGTTAGCTGATTGCATTCGTTCTGATCAATTATCTGCTAGACAAGTAGTTGTAGAGTTTGAAGAAGATCCTGAATTTGCAAAATGGTATAAAAAGAAATACTTGACAAATAGCAAATAATACAGTATACTATTACTAATGAGTAGACTATCCAACAAAGAAATCTTTTATGCAATCGATACTGATAGTAAATCCGTATGGAACGAATATACTGATGAAGAACGCACACAAATTATTAAAGAAAAGTTTTGGCTCTTAAACAGGTATATAAGTCTTGTTAAGGGTAAGCGTGATGCACAGGAATGGGCCGTTATTGCAACTAATGAGTTGTATAATAAAAATTGGAATGTTATTAGTAAGCACTACAAGTTGTTATGGCAACTGTTATGTTGTACGCACAATGTTAAAAGACAATCACGTGTACATGATTGGGTACCATTAAAGAAAAAGGGTGGCAAAAATATAGCATCTAAGTTTTTATTAAATCTCTACCCAAATATGAAAGAAGATGATGCAGAACTCCTTGCTAGGATATCTACAAAAGCAGAACTTAAAGAACTTGCACAAGACTTGGGCCACGAGAAAAACGATGTCAAATTCTAAACCATATACTTGTAAATATTGTGGATCAAGTTATACAAGAGAAAAAACTCTCGCAGTTCATATGTGCGAAAAGAAACGACGTCATTTACAGAAAGATGAAAAGAGCGTACAATTAGGATTCTTAACGTTTAATAGGTTCTATCAGTTATGCCAAAGATTTGAAGGAAATAAAACCTATGAAGACTTTTGTGATAGTCCTTATTATAATGCTTTTGTTAAGTTTGGTAGTTTTGTCAGCAACGTACGACCTTTATATCCTGACAAATATGTAGACTATGTTGTTACTAGTGGAGTTAAACTAGACCACTGGTGTAGAGAAGAATTATATGAAAAGTATGCGTTAGAATTAATTCTTAAAGAAAGTGTTGAAACTGCACTTGAAAGAAGTATTAAAACAATGATGGATTGGGGCGTTGAAAAAGAAGCGCCTTGGCAACACTATTTTTCTTATTCAAGTTTAAATCGTGCTACACAAGATATTAAAGATGGAAAAATAAGTCCGTGGTTAATACTTAATACTAATAGCGGTAAACAGATGTTAAGTAAATTTAGTGATGAACAATTACAAATTGTATATCATGTCATGGATCCAAAACATTGGGCTATGCGATTTAAAAGACATATAGCTGATGTTGAGTTAGTTAAAGAAATAGCAAAGGAAAGTAATTTATGAGTAAGGGCAGTAGACAAAGACCTATTAAAGATAAAAAGCAGTATGATAAAAACTATGATAGAATCTTTAAGAAAAAAGAATCCACAGAACCAAAACATAATTATACAACAAAAGAAATAATAGAAGCCATGGATAGAATAAATGCCAGACATTGACATTGATTTTGCAGATAGAGATGATATACTTAAAGTAATTAAACATCGAATTGCAAGATTAAATATAGAAAAGAAGCATAACACAGGAGTTTACTTTACTGAAATTCCTACCAATCCTGTGGATAATATGTCAACAATTGATTATAAAACTGCTGATGACAGAGGCTATTTCAAACTAGACTTCTTGAACGTCAGCCTTTATAAAGACATTAAAAATGAAGATCATCTAAATACATTGATAGCAAAGGAGCCAATGTGGTCACTTCTAGAACACACCGATTTCGTAGAACAACTCTTTCACGTAGGCGATCATGGTTCAATTTTAGAAAAAATGAAGCCGCAAAGCGTGGAACAACTCGCTATGGTCCTAGCAATGATACGTCCGGGGAAACGCCACCTACTAGGGAAGACCTGGAACGATATGAAAGACACGATATGGACGAGGCCGAAGAATAATGAATACTATTTCAAAAAAGCACACGCAATTGCCTATGCTATGGCAATTGTGGTACAAATGAATTTGATATGTGAGGGCTTATTAGATGCAAAAGGGGGAGACGTTAGTCCAGTGTCCGAATTGTAGAACTGGCTGTCTAGTATATATTAATGAGTACAAATGGAAATGCAGTAAGTGTAAACATGAAATCAACACCGGATGGAAAAGTAAAGATACTGGATAATTGGTTAGATCCTGACTTAACTTCATACCTAGGCGACACATTTTTAAATCAATATCCCCACTACTTTGTTGAGCGTTCTCGTAAAGAAGTTGGAAAGATGTACTCACATGATTTTAATCCAACTGATCATATGATGCAGTATATGACAAGAAAAATTAAAAAACTTTTTGAATATGATATTAACTTTAATAGAATATATTTTAATGTACAACATCCAGGTATGTCGGGTGCATTTCATGTAGATTCTAAAGGGCTGGGAGACGCAGGACATACTGTGATGTTAATGATGACTCCTAAAGGTGAAGGCGGCGAATTCTTTTATAGACCAGATCCTGATGATGATTTAAATGTAGCAAAAATTGAATATGAACAAAATAGACTTTTAATATTTCCAGCTGAAATTGAACATTACGGATCTTATTTTAAAACAACACCTAGAATAACATTAGTCTTTAAAACAATTAGACAAGGTCTTGATGAACCAGGTGGACAATTTTTTCAAGAATAATTATGAAACCAACTAATATATTATTTTTTACACAATATAAAGAACTAGAAGAAACTATGCCTCCTGTTCCAGCTTATGAGTTTTGGCCTAAGTGGTTTAAAGATCAAAAGCCTAAGAGAGAGGTTGGAGATGTTCCTTGGAATACTGTAAGAAGTTGTCCAGGTATAATGGACATAATTAGTATGGGATATATTATTCCACTATGGTGTGACTATGAAGTTGTTAAAAATAGAACAGTTGATAATAAAGAATTTGAAATAAGTTATCAAATACCGCCAAACTTAAATCAAAACGGGCGACCATTGTTTAGTGCCGCGACCCATCCACATGAACAAATAGGTAACTATCCTTTTAGAGAAGATCAATGGCCTGGAGCATTTAAGTTTCAAATGCCCTGGGAAGTAAAAACAGATAAAGGCTATAGCTGTTTAATAACTCGGCCGTTCTATCATGTAGAACCACACTTAGAAGTATTAACAGGAAGTGTTGATACTGATGCTTATCATGAGATGCACGTTAATACATTCTTTGAAGCGAAGCCGGATGAAACAGTATTGTTCAAGCGTGGAATGCCACTATGTCAAATAATTCCGTATAAGCGTGAAGAATTTCAAATGGAAACTGCTGTAGGTGATCATAGAACTAAAATTAATCGACTTACACAATGGATTCATAATTCTGTATTTGCACCGCAACACTATCGAGAAAAGCTATCTCGAAAAAATTACAAATAACAAGTTGTTATATCTGTAAGCTAGGCTGGTTACCAGACGAGCCTGAACCTAAACTCTTCTGTTTCAAAGGTTTATATTACTGTGAATTATGTTACAATGTAATTAAGAAACGTATTAAACAAAATTAATATCTTTTAAATGCGTAAGCATTTTTTTAGCTAACTGTAAATGACCTTTATCACATAGATGTGAATTATCTTCTGAAGAATACCAAGTATCTTTATTATGTCTAAACTCATCACCTTCATCAAACACAGTTATTTTAAAATGATCTATTAGAGGATACTGTTGTCTATGGCGTGAATAAAAGAATATAGCTTTTACGTTATGTGCTTTTAACATATACTGAAACATATGATGTTGTGTATAAAATTGTTCTTCACAAAACTCAGCTGACACATGATTCTCTTCATACATTTTTAAAAAATTTGCTTCTTTATCTTTATGCCATTCGTGTGCTTTAGCTTTATAACGTAGTAAACTTCCATCATTATTATATGGTTCTCTATGTTTACTAGTGCTTGTTTGTTCATTGGATGACCAAAACTCTTTACGTTCAAGTCCTGTATATTGTATAATAACAATGTCATCAGGCATAAGTTTTCCATCTAGAATCATTTTAGTTATTCTACGCCAAATACGCCAATTCGATCCTGCTCCAGCACCTTCATGGATATACTTGGCTCCAAGCATCATGGCTAAACGGTCACCGTAAACATAATTATTATCGTCAAGATAATCTGAAAAGCTACATCCTGCTACAATAATATTCATGATTTAGGTTTCCTAACTAGCTGAACGCTCTTACGTTTAACTCTTTTAATTGTTAAATTGTTTAAATTTACTACAGGTCCTAGAGTTACTTTGACATCTTTAGTGTTCATAGTGACTAATGCGTGTCTAAATCTAACAAATTCCTTGGGAAGGAATATGCTTATAGGTATAGTCCTATTACTTTCAAACCACCAGGTTTCGCCCATCTTAATAAAGTGGGCTTTTTCGTCATCCTCACGGAGCATATTATATACGTACATCGACGTTACTTGCTGGTCTTGATTTGCGATTATGCCTATATATTCTTGTCCACCGTACTGGACAACGCTTAAAAATGGGAATTTAGTTTCTATATCTTTTAATAGCATCTTTCTAATCTAAATAAATACTTTATATAAGTAAAGTGAGTATAAACAAGCTATGCAGTTAATACCTAGATATTTATCAACCAATAACGCCATACTCGTAGCAGATTTGGCTAATAACATAACGGAGTATAGACCAGTGTATCGTAGAACATTAGAAGTATACAAAGGAATAGACAACGTCCTAACCTTTGAAATAAAGAACCCAGACCAGAAACCTATAAGCATATTAAACACATATACGCCTAAATTTGTTGCGTTTGATGAAACAAACAGACAAGTGCTAGAGCATGATGGCGTAATTATAGAAACGTCTACTCCAAGTAGAAAAGGGCAGTTTACAATAACAGTTAGAGAGAACGATTTACTGGACTTAAAATCGCAATATCTAAGTTATAATGTATTCCTAATTAAAACTTCTGATGCTACTAAAGTATTAACATATGGTGATACTCACTATCATTCAAGTGGAAATATTCACGTAAACACTGAAGCATTTCCAGGACCTGCTCCAACATATGAAATAACAACATTCACTGAAACTGAAGCCAGCTCTGGAATATTTGCCAGCGAATCAATAACAGCCGAACCTGCCAAAAACGGTAATGATGCATTACATACAGCGGCAGTATATACTACAGATTTTGAAGGTGAAATTATAATTCAAGGTACATTAGATAATAGTATTGAGAGTTTTACTAACTGGACAGACATTTATTCAACTACTTTAACGTCACCTACACAACCTCAATTTATAAACTTTAACGGCGTATTTTCTCACATAAGAGCAAAATACCAAAATAAAGTTTCCGGAACAATCGACAAAATTCTTATTAAAAACTAGTTGACTTTCTTCTCATAGTATTATATAATATAACTATGAGTAATCTAGTACTAGAAACACTTACGACACATCTACCCGCAAAACGGAAGACTACTCCGAGTGGCTGGACTAGTTTTAATGCACCATGTTGTCATCATAATGGAACAACGCAAGATAAAAGACAACGTGGCGGTTTAATTACAAATGGTGATGGTGGAGTTAGTTTCCATTGTTTCAATTGTGGCTTTAAAGCAAGTTACCAAAAAGGTCGCAAACTATCTAGGAAGATGCGTAGTTTGTTACAATGGTTAGGTGCATCAGATACTACTATTACTTCACTTGCATTACAGGTTTTAGAATTTAATAAAGTTGGCGGCTTTATTGAGCCAATAGTTAATCTTCCAGAATTTAAATCAGTTGAATTACCAGCAGATGCTAAACCAATTACTTGGTATAAAAATCCTGATGATAATTTAACAAAAATATTAGAGTATATGAAATCACGTCAACTAAACGTTGAAGATTATAACTTTCATTGGAGTCCTAATCTAGGGTATAGGGACAGACTTATTATTCCGTTTTATTATAAAGGAGATATTGTTGGTTGGACTGCACGTAAAATTACAAAAGGTAATCCAAAATATCTGTCTGAACAACAACCTGGATACGTTTTTAATTTAGATGCACAACACTATAATAGGATTTTTGTAATACTTGTAGAAGGGCCACTTGATGCTATAGGTATAGATGGGTGTGCATTAATGGGTAGCGAAGTCAGAGATCAACAGGCACTACTGCTGAATAGTTTAAATAAGCAAGTAATACTTGTTCCAGACAGAGACGAAAATGGACAACATTTGTCAGAGTCGGCAATGGAATTAGGTTGGTCCGTTAGTATGCCTGAATGGGAAAATGATGTAAAAGATGTTAATGATGCAATTAAAAAATACGGAAGAATGTTTACACTCCATACTATTGTTTCATCTGCAGAGGAAAACGAACTTAAGATTAAGTTAAGGAGTAAAAAATGGTTTGGTTAAAGAACCTATGGGACAAAATTTGTTCCCCGTATTATAAGTGGAAAGAAAGACGTAGATTTAAAAAGCGTCTTAAAGAACTACAAGCTAAAGATCCATTTATATACAAATAAAAGGAGATGTAGTATGAGTAAATGTGTTAAAATAATATTAGTTCTAGGAGCAATTGTTTTCGTAGGATATTGGGTAGCAGAAATATTAACTGCTGTTTCTTTAGGAGGGAAATAATAATGGCTAAAAGTGGATATAGAAAACCCGCAGGATTCAAACAGAAGGAACCATCAGTCTGGAAAATTCCAAAACGAAAGAACACAAGTAATTTACCTTCCAGACTAAAAGATAATGTATGGAGGAAACCTCCTAAACCAGAAAGCACAACTGATTGAAAGGTAAAAGATGTTAGATAAAGATTCAGAGTTAGAAGTTGCATACAGAACAGTTGAGAAACTAGTAGAAAAGCTATGCGTAAATGATGGACATACTCCCTTAGAAGTTGCAGGAGTTATGATGGCACAAGCCATGCGTATCTATAAAACTGCACTTAGAGAAGATGAATTTAATAGAATGGTTGAAACTATTTTAGATACTAGAACAGAAGTCTCACCATTTAAGAAACCTACTCTGAACTAATATGGAGAAGCTATGAAAAATGATGTAGTACATGATGGTATACAAGCCGGAGGATTTAATATTATAAGACCGTTTGGGCCATCTATATATCACTCAACAATGAATGAAAATATGATGGACTGTCTTAAACAAATTGCTGAGGATAGTTACAGAGATGGTGAAGACTTTACTACCAAACTTGCCGGTAATATTGATAAGGAAGTTCTTTGGGCCACAGGGTCAGCAGTTAAAGAAATATTTAGAGAAGAACTTACTCCGCATTTAAAAAACTTTGTCGACTGGGACAGACGACGTTATGCTTCACATTTACTTAACAAGGATGAGTATGAGCAAGATACTTCCACAGAGGAGGAAGAATTTAGATTCGAATTCAACGTTGAACCGTGGCTCAATTACCAAAAAGCTAATGAGTTTAATCCTACTCATGCTCATGGTGGCTTAATGAGTTCTGTATTATATATAGACGTACCTGAGTGTATTGCAGAGGAGGGTAAAAACAGTAAAAGTAATATGGCGTGTGCAGGACAAATTGAATTTGTGTTTGGTTCAGACTCATTAGGATCAAATGGAACACATAAAATTATTCCTAAAACAGGTGACATATTATTATTCCATGCACAGTTAAAGCATTGTGTATGGCCGTTTCAAAGTGATGTAACAAGAACTAGTATGAGTTTTAATATAGGTAACATTCAGTCAAGTAACCCTATACCAATAGCAGGAAACCCTAATCCTTAGGAGGATACTATGTTAGAAGGACATTTTATTGACCCAGCAGATATGTATGACAAAATGAATCAAAAAGATTTTGTAATGATATACTGTCCTAGATGTCAACAAAGAGTTGAATTTCCAATTAGTCATCCGAACGCTGACGGAAATTATTTTCAAGCAATTAATATTCCACTTGAAATTGCAAAGATAATGACGTGGAAAGAACCTATTATTTGTGATGGCTGTAATGCTAAATTAGATATAGAAAAAGAATTCGAGCAACCACAACGTGTTGAATTAAAGGTACGTATAGATTGCTCAAACATGAACCCAGGTATGGATTCATGGTATGATGAACACGGAAGAGGTTATGATTAAGGAGAACAAATGTCAAATTTAATACCAATGGTAGTTGACAAAACGTCTAAAGGCGAAAGAGCTTATGACATTTATAGTAGACTATTAAAAGATAGAATCATATTTTTAACAGGCCCAATAGCAGAAGACATGGCGGCTTCAGTATGTGCCCAACTACTATATTTAGAATCAGCTAGTAAGGATAAAGATATTTTTATGTACATACAATCGCCTGGTGGATACGTTCACTCTGGATTAGCAATTTATGATACAATGCAATATATTAAACCTGACGTATCAACTGTTTGTGTTGGCATGGCGGCATCAGCCGGGTCTATGTTATTAATGGCTGGAGCAAAAGGAAAACGTGTTGCTTTACCTAATAGTAAAATAATGATACACCAACCATCAGGTGGCTTTAAAGGCCAAGCTACTGATATGGAAATCCATGTTAAAGATATGATGGAAACAAAAAACAGATTGAATAACTTGTATGCTAAACATACAGGACAAAAACTCGACACTATTACAGACGCAATGGAACGTGATAACTTTATGACTGCAGAGGAGGCAATTGAATTTGGTCTTGTGGACAAAATTGAGGAGCACCGTAAGTGATAACTTGGGGAATCGTTGGAAACAGTCATGATGCCAGCATAGCAGTTTTTGAAGGAGAAAAACTTTTATGGGCCGCGTTAGCTAAAGACTTTTCGAAAGTAGACAACGATCCCCATTTAAATCCTGAACTTGTTAACGCCGCCAAAGAAGCCGGCGGTTGGCGAATGCCAGACAAAGTTATATGGTACGAAATTCCCTGGCTTAAAAGTTGTAGACAAGTATGGGCAGGCCAAGGTTGGCATAACTTTGCTGAAAATAATATTACAAAATATTTAAAACAATGGGATATTACTTGTCCCATTCACTATGCTAAACATCATCATAGCCATGCCGCATACGGATGGTACACTAGCGGGTTTGAAGATGCAACTATATTAGTTTTAGACAGCATTGGTGAGTTTGAATGTCTTACTATATGGCGTGGTACAGACCATCTTTCAAAGATTTATTCACAAAGTTATCCACATAGTGTTGGGTTATTTTATTCAGCAATGACACAACGTCTTGGCTTTAAAGCAAACAGAGACGAATATAAAGTTGCGCCTTTAGGTGAACCTATTGCTACTTCTGAAAATTTAGAATTAATAAATGATGTAACAGAAACTTTTCTTAAGCCTAAACTAAATGGAGATGTGCCAGGTGTAGACTTTAAAATTAATATGCATAAAGGTTGTGATTGGTATAAGCCTGAATTAAAATCAGATATGGATATGGCAAGACTTGCTAATGCAACTCAATTTGTTTTTCAATTAATAATGCAATCAAATAGTAAATGGTGTTCAAAACACTTACCAAGCCGGAATCTTATTATTACAGGCGGGTGTGCATTAAATAGACAAGCAGTGGACGTAATAAGAGGCGAGTGGGATAATATTTGGGTACCACCTAACCCAGGGGATCCGGGTTCATGTATTGGCGGAGTCCTAGCAATGAACAAACAACATATTGACTTTGATCCTAAAATATGGTATAATAACAACTAATGACTAAACAAAATATAGACTACGGATACAATATACAAAAAACTTATTTAGAAGTAATGTTAAGCGATGCACAAACTTTTGTGCGTTGTCAAGGTATATTTGATCCATCTTTATTTGATCGTCAATTACAACCAACTGCACAATTCTTACAAGACTTTGTTAGTAAACATAATACACTTCCTACACAAGAAATTATAAACAGTTCTTGTGATATAAAATTAGAAGTATCTAAAGACTTAAATGAACAACACTATGATTGGTTATTAACTGACTTTGAAACTTTTTGTAGACATAAAAGTTTAGAAAAAGCAATTCTTGAAAGTGCTGACTTATTAGAAAAAGGTGACTATGGACCTGTAGAAGATTTAGTAAAACAAGCAGTACAAATAGGTTTACAAAAAGATCTTGGAACTGATTATTTTAAAGAACCTAAACAAAGATTATTAGCTTTAAAAAATAATAACGGACAAGTAAGCACAGGATGGGAATCATTAGATAGAAAACTATTTGGTGGTTTTAATAGTGGCGAACTTAATATATTTGCAGGTGGATCAGGTGCAGGTAAATCTGTGTTCTTAGCTAACTTAGGTGTCAACTGGGTACTAAAAGGACTTAATGTTGTATACTTAACATTAGAACTTTCTGAACAGTTAGTTGCTATGCGTATTGATAGTATGTTAACTGAAGTACCAACTCGTGAAATATTTAAAGACTTAGATGGTGTTGAAATGAAAGTTAGACTAGTTGGTAAGAAGGCTGGAGCATTTCAAATTAAGTATATGCCAAGTGGTAAAAATACAAATGATATTAGAAGTTTTGTTAAAGAATATGAAATTAAAACAGGGCGTAGAATAGATGTATTGCTGGTAGATTATTTAGACTTATTAATGCCGTTAAGTAAAAAAGTATCACCTAGTGATTTATATGTTAAAGATAAATTTGTATCAGAAGAACTAAGAAATTTATCAATGGAATTAGGCATTATCTTTGTAACAGCATCACAGTTAAACAGACAAAGTGTTGAAGAAATAGAATTTGATCACTCACATATTGCAGGTGGATTAAGTAAGATTCAAACAGCAGATAATGTTATAGGTATCTTTACAAGTAGAGCTATGCGTGAGCGTGGACGTTATCAAATACAGTTAATGAAGACTAGATCATCAAGTGGTATAGGAAGTAAAATTGATTTAGAATTTGATATTGATAGTTTACGTATTTCAGATTTAGACGAAGACGAAGCGTATCAATCTAATATTGCTACATCTCCTATATTAACAGGACTAAAGAAAACAAGTACAGTAACAGAAGATAAACCTATAAAAGAACCAGATGAAGGTAGGCCTGTACCTAAGGTTCATGCAGAAACAGACTCAACAAAGTTAAGACAATTTTTAAATAATCTTAATACAGATTAGGAGATGGGATGCGTAAACTGTTTATATTCGGGGACAGCTTTTCACAAAACTTTGACGAAGAATGGTCTTGGACTCGAGCACTAGGAACGAAATTAAAGGTTGATAGTTTATATAATGCATCATCTGTTGGTGTTGCTAATGACTGGATACTTTTACAATTACGCAAACAATTAGTTAATATTACAAAGGATGATGTTGTAGTTGTTATTCTAACGGCTCCTAATAGAAGTTGGTTAATAGAAAAATATCCTGAGTATAGTAATTACTCAGTTGCTAACTTAGACGAGCTAATTACAAAAGAAGAAGCGGCTTCTATAAAAAACTATGTATTAAATATTCAACGAGATGACATAGATTTATTTCGCTTCGAACATCAGGTTGCTTGGATTAAACAAATCCAACAAAACGCAGGCTTTGATCTTTTAGTAATACCTGGGTTTCCGTTGAATATCGACTATACAGGATTAATTGAAGTAGTAGGTGATTTAAGTAGCTCAGTATCATCTGCAGAGTTTATGAATGATTGTTATTGGGATTGGTATTCTCAAGGTATTGATACTCGCTATAATCATTTATGTAAAGACAATCACGAAATACTAGCTGACAAGTGTGTAAAAAGTTTACTTACTAAAGAGCCATTAGATCTAGCTGTAGGATTTAAAAGATCGATTTTAAAAGCAACTGATCGATATACTCATAAGCAACTTGGACCAATGTTAATTATACAAGCTAAACAATTAAGCAAGAAATCCAATAGAACTAGTAAGTCGCCTGGTTGGTTAGATAAGTAATAGTACTATGAGATGCATTGGCAACTTTGAAAATTGGATTAGCCAAAGCTGGATCGACTATCTCGCAAAAAACGACGGCCACCGGCAAGAAGATCCAAATCAATCAAAAGCAAACATTCCTTTCAGTGGATTAACCTGGGAATTGTTTGATCGTCATAATACTGATTTTAATATTGCACCACCAATGGATTTTGGTACCCACGAGTGGCAATGGTGGTTTAAGAAACTATTACCGGGGAAAGGATTTCCTGTAGTAACATTATCAGAAACAACAAGACGTTTATGGATGCCTTTAACAATTTACCAATTAGGGCATATTTTTATATACGAAGATCAAATGATTGCTCCTTATAATAAAGGTGACTTATTTGAGTTTGAGCATAATGCTCCATACGCCTCTATTAACTTAGGCGTAGATCCGTTTTACATGATGATGTTTTCAGTTTCAAATGAAGCTCAATGGGAAGGCCTTATTACCCGCAGATAAATAATATCTGATTGGGAATATATTGAATAGAATACTTTTCATAAGCGTGGTTTTCACGTTCTTAACATCATGTGCCTTTATTCCCTGGCAACTATCTGTAGCATTGAATGGGGCTGATTTAATATCTGCAACTCAGACTAATAAGACTATAAGTGAACACGCCTTAAGTGCCGCCACTGGTGAAGATTGTCAGTGGTACAGATTACTAGACGGTGAAAAGGCTTGTATGAATGAAGAGGAAGAACTCGCATACCTTAAAGCTACAAAATGTAAGATCAGTGCTTGGAACCCTATGAAAATACCATACTGTAAACAATTACTAACACCTATAGAAAATCCTATGTTGCCCAAACCCAAAGAGGAAACAGCCTGTTGCGATCCAATGGGAGTGCGAAACTGTCCAAAAGAATGTTAAACACAAAATAATGGTTGACTTTATACATTAAAGGTTGTATACTATTGTTATGTTAGAGAATAAAACAAATTTAGAAAAGAAGCTCGATAACATTAACCATACTATGGAACTTGTTAGAACTATTATTCCTTTAATAATATTAGGACTACAAGTAGTAATTTTGGTTAAGTTGTTCTCGTAGAAAGGCGAACAAGATACTGTTCGAACGAGGTCGCGAAATTACAATCAAACCAGTAAGGCACCGCTTTTTGCATCTTTGGCTAAATATTACTTTAGTATGCCGAGAGAACTCTTAAATACTAAAAACTTCAAAACACCAACACATACCATCACCAATTCACAATTTAAAGACGTCGAACTAGTCAAACTTATGACCGACGCATTAACAGATACTAAAACGTATAGCGTTCGTGTGGACGGGTGGAGTACTGAGTACAAACGGCATTGGGAATCAACTATCAAAGAAATCAATCATTGGGACACAATAGACTTTAATTATGACTCAATGACTGATGCATTTATTTTCAAACACAGGAGGAACAACTGATGACCCAACTTATTAACCCCGAGCACTTCACTGAGACTGTCGGCCGTTTACGGTCTTTTTTTATGGAGAAAGGTTTCCATGAAGTGCATACCCAAAACAGATTAAGCATACTAGCGGCTTGCGAAGATCCAACCACAGTAAGCACTTATAATTACGCTGGCAATGTTTGGCCGTTACCACAAACAGGCCAGATGTGGCTAGAATACGAACTACTTACACGCCCCTCATCGAAGGGGTTTTTTTGTGTCTCCACTTCCTATAGACAGGAACCAAACCCAATTGAAGGACGACATGATTTAATATTTCCAATGTTTGAATTTGAGTTTCCAGGAACAATTACGGAGCTTGAGATCATGGAAAAGGAGCTAGTAGAATATATGGGCTTTGGACCTAAACATAGTGTAGTAGCTAAAGACTATGTTGACTGGGCTGACTCATTTGGCGTAGAAGAACTAACACATAAAGAAGAAACTGCTATGGCTAAACAATGGCAAGGTAGAGTTTGTATGATTAAGAACTTTCCAAACTATACTAGTCCATTTTGGAACATGAAACAAAACGGTGACGGAACAGCGGCTAAGATAGATGTTATTATATCTGGACAAGAAACTATAGGATCAGCAGAACGCAGTAGCGATCCTGAAGAGATGCGTCATATGTTTCACACTATAAGTGATGGTATGTATGCAGAACTATTACATGGACAATTTGGTAAGGAACGTGTAGACAAGGAACTAAATGAATTCTTAAGCTACGACTTTGTACCTAGAGTAGGCGGAGGCATTGGAATAACTCGCTTACTAAGAGCAGTTGAAGATTATAAAGTTAGAGGTATTGTAGCTAATATGTAAAGACGATCCGGGGTGGTGGAAACGGTAGACACGATAGCCTGTTTAGCTATTGCTTGGGAGAG